TATATAATTATAGTAGTTTTTGAGTTGTGTACAGGGACTCGTAACATGTTATATACGAGCCCGTAGGTATAGCCCCTAATAATTTATACACCTAATAACACGGACGTGTATCGAGTGTTAAAAGGTTCCTACCTTATAAATGAACAAAGCCCACCAGTAGTGGTGAGCAATGTTCATATTTATAAGGAGATGACTACACCCGCGTGAGGTTGTTAGCATGTGTTGGAAACATTATCGCATACTGACCGGTGGTGTCATGATTAACTACAATTCTATTATCTCTGATGGCGTGGATTATCCACGTCATACCTAGTATCCAGTTCGGAGCGACTGCCCCACTGTCAAAGTTAGTAGCTCCTGCACGTATCCGCACTGTGTCGCCAATCTTCAATGGAGTGCTGGGAGGAGGTGGCGATGTCACGAGAGCTACAATACTTGATGCCGGCACCCATCCATGTACGTCAGACCCGCCGCCATGTACACGCACTACATGATAGGGATTAGGTCTTGAGAGGTCAACCATATCTGTTATCTTTGCGGTACCAGGACGAGCAGGCGCGCCTTGAGTTGCACCAGCGCTGCTGAAGTGTTGTGTACCTACAAACCGGACTTCATCGCCTATGCGGAACAGTGGTGGGGCGGGCGAAGGTCCTGGAGGTGTACTACCTCCCGGCGTTATTGTGGCGAGGAATTCCAGGAATAATGCTGTGTTACCTGATATAAAAGCTTGCTCAGCTGCAGCCCTTGCTTGACCACCATCTTCTCCGTTACGCAGCAAACGGGCAAGCCTGTTTGCCTCGGCACCTACACTATTGTTTGGAGCTCTACCGGCACCACCTACACCTGAGACCGGATAATTACAACGATGGCCTCCGTCTTTCCACGTGCCATCAGGATTTCTTGCAACCGCATCGTTGAGGCTTGGATACTTCGCCCCAGGGTTGCCGCCGCCTATTCGAATATGATGCATCCTGTAACACAACCCAAAAGCGACCCAGCGGTCAACTAACCAGAATACTGTTGGCCTTGCTAGCCATTGTCTTAGAAAATCACTTCGGATAATCGCTTCTGCGATTGCGGCATCTGTAGGCGTGGCAGGGGTTGTGTCAAAGTGGTCAGTTCGGTGTCCGCCGAACATTTCTCTGAATGTACGCCGAGAGGCAACGTCGACGCCTAAATAGGAAGCGGCTCTATTCGGTATGAGCCGATTGATTTCCGTTGGGGTCATTCGGTGTACTTGCAGCATAGCGTTCCGTCGCCTCCATTTCTTCTTCAAAAGTCATTGCGGATTCATTTGTGAATTCGCTACCAGCTTCGCCTTCATTCATTTTCATCAGTTCCTTTCGTATGAGGTCGATATGTTCCGGCTGTGAACTTACTATCATGTGGAATAGAATCTACAATTAGTAGTATATTACCAGTCACGTCTTTGAGAATTTGTTGATTCATAAGAGACTTTTCAGTGTGCGCTGAAAGAAGCTCAAGTTGCGAACGATTTGCTAAAGCTTGCTGGATTATTTCATCCATCCTTGTATGAATTCTATCAAGACTCTTATCTACTAATCTGTTAGAAGTATCGAGCGCTTGCTTAATATTCAATAAGGCAATATCTTGAGTTGTCCGGAGTGCAACTAAAGCTTCAGTATTTGTAGAGACAACTTGCATTAACTGTTGTTCTCTCTTCAAATAAAGCTCAAGCTTCTTTTCATCCTCTTTAGCCTTAGCCTTACGACCCTTTAACATTACCACATATAGAGGTATAGTGAAAAGAGCTAAGACTATAACGAAGTAAATGACGTCATTATTCGTCTGTCGGACTATCTGCTCCAATAGATGAATCGTCTCTTGGTCCATTAAAAGTAACCTCCGGAATATTTATTTGAGGTCTCCAAGGCGGTGAATCTACTCTAGCAGACCAGATATAAAGAGCTTTAATATATTCATGTTTATTAGGCATCTCTGTCTGTAACACTTCTAAAGCATGTTGGTCTATGAGTGGCTGTAATTCCCTAAGTTTATCTTCTATTTGGTCTTGCATAATAGTATCTCCTCAATAATGTATTTCTAAACGATATGTAATTCTGATACCTGTATTAGGTGGTCGAATCATATCTTCGTTAGACAGTGTAAAACAACATAAAGCTTGGTGTGTAACTAAATCCATATTTGTTACTGTATGTTGCGCAGGTGCCCAAAACATAAAACCTCTGTTTGTCTCTGGCTCTTCATATGGTCCAAGTGGATTAGACGTTTGTGAATTAAATAAAGAACCTGTCTCTGCAATCATTTGCATAGTACTTATATCATAGATTGGACAACGACGCCCTTCTGCTCCTTCTGTACTAAAGTAAAAGTACAAATTATCCTTCATTGTTATCATCCCTTGAGACGTCGCCATTGTACCATTGAAATGTGCCGGAGTATTAGGAACTGTTTGCCAATCTTGATGCACACCAATATCTATAAAACGAAGGTTAGCACTATTAAATAAAGCTAGTATTCTATTATTCTTAACTGCAAAAACCCTTCCATGAAAGTTTGTCGCAAGATTTGGCATCAAATAAGTATTAGTGACTTGTGTAAAAGTATCGTCAGCAAATTCAATAATTCGACGATTAGCTGCTGTGGGATTATGAAGAGCTAAAAAGACTCTATTTGTATCAAAACATACACCTACAGCTCTTTCTTGTGTTGCTCCAAAAGTATTAAAATGACCTGTAACATTTACTGTTCTAAGCTGTCTAGTATTTAGGTTATATATATGTACATTAACATTTGAAGCAGCTGTTTGTCCTGCTTGGTGAAGCGTATACATAATATTATTCTTAACAACTTTTGCATTAGTTGTATTTATCTCTCCACCCCAAGCATCACTGCGAATAGGACGCTCTCTTACTGGTTTAAGATACATACTTTCAGGAGCCGTTGTACCAGATACTCTTATTCTTGGGCGATATTGAGTAGTTAAACCTACACAACCAATATTTTCAGGAAATGGATTCATTCCCCATTCATAGCCATATTCGAAACGCATTGACATCCCATCATTAAACAATTGATTTAATATAAGATGATGGTTTCTACCTCGTCTTCCAGATAAAGCTTGCCATATATGTCCCCATGCAATTGGATTACCACGTAAAAATGGAAAATCATTTGTTGGAGGCGTATTATCATCTGTACAGAAGAAAAATATACGGTCTACATCATTTAATATATGTCCCCAACCAGTACATAAAAATGAATCCATAAAGACATGATTAGTGTCTTCTATTTTGTGTTTAATTTTATCAGTTAAAGGGTCAAAGTATTCAATACATACTTTACCAATTACTTCTGGGTCTTTTTTAGAAAGCTTAATTTTATCATACATAATAGTTTACCGTTACCTCTTGATTGAAAGTTAGTCTATTGTTGAATGTATCTACTGTATCAGTGTGATTTGGTAAATGATAACCAAAGTAATTCAAGTCTTCTAAGATATCTGAAGCTGTTATAACTGAGGCACCACCGCCGCCTTGAATCAAATCAATTCTCTCAGGATATCGTTGCCACGGTAGGTTACCAGCAACATTAACATCTTTACGAAGGATTGCCTCTCGTGTCTCTGTTCGTATATCAACAAGACTTTGGAGTCTTCTTACTAATTCTGTTATATCAATCATATTACTGTACCTGGTACTTCAAAGATAATTTCAAAATGCGATATACCAACATGGGTTGCTCCAAAAGTATTAGTTATATTCAATTCATAACTACTAAACATTTGGTGTGTTGGATTGTTTTGAATAGTAAACTCTCTTAACTGGTTACCAGCAAAAACTTCTGCATTCCTTGTATCTATTATAATACGCTCATCATCTTTAATACCTATTAAAGTCCATACACTTGGTCCAGTTGGTATATTAGCAGTATTCTGATCGTGTCTTGTTCGTATTAAGTAACGTATTGCTAAACTATCCCACGAATAATTAAATCTTAGCCAAGCTGTTTGAACTCCAGAGCTTGAAAACCAAGTACCTGTTCCTAATAGATTAGCTAAACCCCACCCAGTCCCAAATTCTGAACTAACTGATGCATTAAGAAAAACAGGTGTTGCTGGTACAACTATAGTTGGAGGTATGTAAAAGTCAGGTAAGTCTCCAATCGGCGCTTCCATGATGCGACGCAGTGTTTCAGTAACTTCATCAATGAATATACGCTGTATGTATTCATGCGCTTCTTTACTTAAGTCATGTTTATTGATTGCGTTTTCCATATCTGGGAAGCGGACAAATTTACCGCCACCAGGCGCATCTGTGCGTTTTATAATATCAATAATTCCCATAGACATTGGTTGACTGAAAACTTGAACTTCTCTCATATAACCAATACAAGTTACGAAATGCTCACCTTCCATTTCAAAAGGTTTTTCTAATTCACCTTTGAAATCATATGTAATAAATTCATATGCAAAAAGTCCTTGACGAAATGTAAGTCTAAAACATTCATACTCTATTGTCTCTGGATTAGTTATATCAAATAAGATTTTTGTTTCAGTTTGCCACACTGTAAAATGTGGAGGTTCATAACCGTGTACATAGTTAATTGGTACTTTTACATAACCAAATTCATCTTGTACATCTTGATAGAAACCATACGCCCCGATTCCAACAGCTGATTTAATTCCGAAACGACTAATACGTCTACGAGTGAACCGCGGTGCTTCATCATTAAGTATAAGTTCTGAATAATTATTTCTAACTATTCTATCAGAACGATTACGAAGAAAATCACCATCTTTGAAATATTGTACTAAGTCATTATTCGGTTCATTACCAATATGAATTATAGATTGTTTCTCTGGTAATAAATCAATAATATCAACAATATTAAAAAACATAATCAAGTAGTAGGTTGATTACGAAACCAAACCTCTCCTCCGTTCATATCTATAAGATAGTTTTCGTCTTTCCAGGGACGGTCAACCATAGCATTAAAAACAATAGAAGCATTTTCAGCAGGTGGATTAGTAAAAATAATACCCTGACCATAGTAACCGAAGTGTATACCGTTATGAGCAGCTATACCTCTTACAAATTGTGTTGAACCATTTGTTTTTGAAAAACGCCATAAACGAGCTATAGTACTTTCAAAACTAAACAAAGGACCACCAGGTACTTCAAAACCAGCGGCTGCGGTACCAAAGGTTAACGGAGTTGGAAACCGTACAGCAACTTCCCAAGTTTTTCCCTCATCTTGAGAATATTCAAGACATAAGTTAGTTAAAGTAATATTTCCACTACTACTTAACAATCTTGGCATCCAACAACCATTACACTCTACGGGTTCATCAAATTCAAAAACAAGCGGTTCAGAACCTGTAGCACTGTAAGTATCACCAGCCTCAAAATCTTGTAAAAATAAAGCTGAGTTAGGTCCATCACTTTGAGCACCTGTAGAAACTACAGGTCCTGTTGTAAATGTTCTAAAACCTAATCCGAAAACATTAGAAGGCATTAAAGGACCATTACCACGTATATTTGCAACCGCATAATTAGAAACAGCATAGGTTATATCACGTTTTGAATTACCTTTATGGTCTATTGTATAATCTATTCCACGTGTTAATAACTGACTATCTACTCTAATTTGTTCTGTATCCTTCATAAAGAAAGGTAAAGGACAATCATAAGAAACAGTAACACCGTCTCCAAAACCCACTTGCATATTTTTTAATCTATAAGCTGGAAAAATATCAAAATTAGGTAAAGGTATTATAGCTCCAACACAACCTAGTGCCCATGACCCATAACCACCTGATGTACCAATAAAAAGACCTATGGCTATATAATTAGCATAACCAAAGTTTCTTTGGTCTGGTTGTGTTCTTACAATCGCAGTAGTATGCGCAAAACGTTGATTATTCAAATCGTTTAATCTTATTATATTATGTATATTAGTTGGATGGTCTCTATGACCATAGCCCCGTACCATTCTTCTTCTAACACCATTAAAATTCAAAAATAGACCACCAGGATAACCCCCTGCAGCCATACCAAGAGACCTTAAAGCATTAGTTAACAATGGATTTTGACCAGAAGGAAATGTTATTAAATTTTCTGAGGGAGTAAAAGATAAATAAAACGTAGCATTAACAATTAAAATTTCAGTATTAGTTTTTTGTATACTTATGGGATTACCCTCAGCATCTTCTAAAAAAGCATGTGTCACCAAATTCGACATGTTTATACCAATCTCAGTAAAAGTAGCCACTACTAATGTACCAACTGTGGCTGTTAAGTCAACTTTTATCATGTTTTCTAAGTAAGTAATATTAGAACGAGTAAAAGAAACAGTTATAGTAGTATGTTGGTTAAATAAAGATGTTCTTGTTGGACTTAGCGTACCTGTACCTGTACCTAAACTTATTCCCGATATTGATGCTCTATAAACAGCATTCCAAAAACTGTCTAAAACTATATTATAAGCAAAAACAGTATTTTTTAAACACATAGATTCAGCATCTATTAAATCAAGCTTAAAAGTATTACGTACAGATAATTCATAAGGTTTTAATTTCATAATAACTTCCTTTTTCTATATTGGTTCTACTTTTGTAAAGTGTATAGACATATTAAAACGATTAGTTCCATCTGTCACAAGTGTAAAAGGTCCTATAGCTGTGTTTTCTGATGGTTGAAAGTGTGGTTTTTCAAAAACTGGTTGTATAGACATATTAAAACGATTAGTTCCATCTGTCACAAGTGTAAAAGGTCCTATAGCTGTGTTTTCTGATGGTTGAAAGTGTGGTTTTGTAAATAACCATATCTGCGGAGGCACTGGTATTATACTTCCATTTGGATGTATACAAACAAAATAACGAGGATGAGTATGTAATTCTAAAACACTGTTTGTAGAAACAGGTCTATCTAATTTTATATGTAATGGATTAGTTTTATTTGAAATACTAACTATTTCAAAGTTTGCATATTTTATAATACGATTAAAATTAGATTCTAATAAATTTTTTCTTAACCAAAATAAATAACCATCAGTAGCAAACACATATAAATTTGTTAAATCTTCAGAAATATATAGTCTAAATGTGATAGGATAACTTTCTTCTTCTATATCGTTTATATGTATCATACCACACGCAACATAAGTAGGTAAAAAATTATTAAGAGTAGTTCTTTCAACAGGTACAGCATCTTGTACCCAATAACGATTTGTTATAAATAAACGATGTTTTTCTTCCGTATGTGTAACAGTAAAACCAATTCGATAATCATTAAGTCTATGTACATGTACATAATTGTTTTTATCTCCAGCTTCTAATAGTATTTGTTCAACTTCCCATCTTTTTTGCAGCTGTACAGTTCCTAATAAGTAACGATAAGCTATCCGTCCATTCATCTTAACGTATGCAATAATCAATCCTGCATCTTGTTCTGGATATTCTATAGAATTCCAGCCACGACAAGTTGTTACACTAAGAACCTGTGAAGCTAAATGAATTCGTGTACCCTCTTCTTCACCCCATTGTCCCCAAAGATTATAATCCCAATCAACCCAAAATATCCAAGGACGAACTTCAGTTACTAAAGTCAACTTATCTTCTAAACTAAGTCGTTGAAACACCCCATCGAATTCAATTGCTAAATCTCTTGTACGTATTGTTGGAAGACCAAACAATACTGTAAACATATAACCACGAATGACGAGACCTTTCTTGTATGTTGCGTATGCTATAATAGGCCATCCACGTCCGTCCATTGCAATTATAAAGACAAAATCAATATCTTTAGCGCCCTCAGGTTGTCGCACTGATACATCATAAATACTGAAAGGTACATCAACTAATTCTATAGCAACTAAATCAATAGCATACATAAAAGCTCTAGTCGGAATAGTTATCTGACCTTCACGTGTTTGCATTGTTATATTCAGCTCTTGTAAACCAACAGCAAGATGTAAATAGATATGAGAATATTCTATCTCGTTATAGCCTACAGTTGCTTGGTATATAATCGGTGAATATAGTTGCTGAGTATTTTCATTATAGATACGAAGCGTAACTTCTGAATCTATATTCGACATAAAGTTTATATGTAACGTACCGCGAGCTTTATCATGTGAAGTGGTTTCAACTTCTATACGACCAATCTCGACTTCCGCTTGTCTAACTACAATTGGTTCTGTATTATAGTTCCAGACCAATTGCGGTATCTGTGCAACAACTTTCCTATACAACTCTTCAAGGTCCACATCTACATCAACCAGTATTGCATGAAGTTCCCAGCGATAAACTATCAAAGGTTCTTCAGTTATAATCGCAAATTCAAAGCTTCTATATAGACCAGGATTAAACGGCACAGTCGCATAAAGAACATTTCCATGAGTCGCAATTATTGGTGTAGTAGTTTTGTATATCGTACGGTCTTCTTGTTCGACCGAAATTTCAACGTAAGCTTTTGGATTATAGCTATCCCAATATCTGTCGCATATTAAGAATATACGAAGCATTTCCGGAAGCATTGATAATTCAGACTCTAGGACATTAGTTTTCGCAATTCCATTAGCTTCAAGAGATATTCTCTCTGTTGTCATAGAGGCTCTTGTAGTTGTCCATCTTGTAGGATTGTTATTCAGAAAATTAGAACCAAAACTCATTCTTAAAACTCTCCTATTACTTCAGCATTCAGAAGTGTCATTACACAAGACAGACCTCCTCTATATCTATATGCCATTCGTTGTATTAAACCTGTATATAACAAATTATACTTGTCACTTTGTACAACCACTTTATCACCGACATTAAGCAGTGGATTGCCGCGTATACCTAATTCAAGATTTGGTACATCAGAGCTTACAAAAGTGTTTAACATTTTCTTATACTGAACTGCGTAAGCATCATCTTGAATATATTTGTTTTCAACCTTCAAAAGCTTTGCACCAGAGTCAGTTAAAAAGGCTTGCACTAAATCTACAATGGTTCCATTTACGACGAGAGCAATTTCTGAATCAAATTCAGCATCGAACGTCATCACAATAAACCAAGGTGTCGCATGGTACTTCGTCAAAGAGACAGTTGCATTCTCTGGTGTCATTGCTAAGTAATGTATGTGAAGCATCGGTCCATTACTGAATAATAACGGTCTAGTAACTGTACGCCCGCTCTTTACATCATAAGAACTCAAATTCAGTAACGTAGTATCTGCCTTAAGCTGAGGTAGTGTGTAAGTAAGCTCAACACCAGAGTAAGACTTGATTATCGATTGCAGCGCCTTAGCATCCTTAATCTGGTTACCATCAGTTAACGTGGCGCGGATTGGCTGATTATTCGTGAGCCGCTTAATTACTATGTCACCGTTTTTATCAGCTGTACAAAAAGCTATAGCTCCTTGTAGCATTTCATGTAACCATCTTGAACCATCAACAAAAGAATATTGAAGTACACGGTCAAGTCCATCACCTATTTTAACTTCGTATCCCATCATCTTAAAAAGATTTGTAAAAGCTTGTTTGAAGGATACATCTAATTCAACTAGATAATCAGGTTCTTCCTCATTAAGTACATCCAGCATTTTATCTGTTGCGGTAACTGAAGCATTTGTACCAGCTATTGCGGAAGACCAATCAGTCACAAAGTACTCGCCAACTTGAATCCATTCATATTCAATCTCTTCTTCTATATCAAGCGGTCTGATATAAGGTACTACCTTAACGCCGAGCTTCATTCTACCGAAATATGGGCTTTCTTTATTAGTCGGGGTAAATAACCCATGTTCATTAAACAATGTAAAAGACATATCATTTGCTGAAGCAGTGCCAAGTGGGTTTTTTGTTTCTGACGCAACTTCCTCTAACCAATTGCAGTCTATTAAATAGTTGTCAGGAGTAACTGTAAGAACGGAGGGATTGAAGTATATATCAAGCTTCATTGTTATCATACGTTCTTCTGAGTTAAACTCAGCATCGGTTGCTTGTTTCACCTAATCGCTCCTTTCAAATATATTATACGCACTTTAGTTGTAATATATAACTACTTCTCAATGAGATTGAATTGGACGTTTTTCCATACCCAATTACTACCACGACCTGCTCTATGTAACTCAGTTGGAATTGAGCCAACGTACACTATAGCACTACCTGCTCTTCCATTAAACCGAAAATTAAGCCTATAAAAAATACTGTTTGTTTCCCAAATAGCATCAAGAATATTATCAAGCTCTTGTGCTGAAATAGAATTATATGTAAAATAGAACTTACGCTTTTTAGCAATTAAATCACCAACCATTTCAGCGTTAGCAAGACGTTCCATATCAGTTACGTTATAACGCTCTATCTTAAAAGTTGATGGATTCTTAATAGCAATACCACGCACCGCAAAGCCACCAGCTCTACTCATCAGTGTCTATCCCCTTTCTCATATTCTCTTGAATTTGAATAACGTCCATACGTCTCTGTAGTTCTTTAAGTGACCGGTCATCGGCAATCAAGTTACCTACATATAGTGGTTGTAGATTGTTACCGCCACCACCTTGCATGTTTGCAAACAGTGGAGCAAGAGCAGCATAAAGACCATCACCGACGGCATCTACAAAAGGTTGCATAGCAGAGCGATTTTCTAACGGTATAATAGCTTCTGCTTTATTTCCTTCTGCAAATCTTGCAACGTGCTCACGATTGAACACACCACCCTTAGCATGACCGCCCATACCACTAGCTGATACACTTACATTTGCTGATTTACCGCTCCATAAACTAGACCACCAATTACTTACCCTACTTCCTATATCTGAAAGCCAACCAGAAATAGTTCCCCACAAATTACTAAAGAAACTTCCGACACGACCGATTAAATCTTTTCCCCAGTTACCAATATTAGACGCAAGATTTGATAACCAGGATGTGAAGCCATTCCATATGTTTGCTAAACCTTGTGTTACAGTGTTGAATATATTTGAAAAGAATTGAACAACTGCATTCCATATATTTGAAAGCCATGTAGTAAAGCTTGTCCAAAGATTAGACATCCATGTAGTGAAACTTGTCCAAAGATTAGACATCCATGTAGTGAATGCTGTCCATGTATCAGCAATCCAAGCAGTGATAGATTCCCACAAATCTGAAAGCCATGTAGTAAATGCTTCCCAAGTATCTGCAATAAATTCAGTAAAGTTTGTCCACAAATCAGATGTCCACGTAGTAAAAGCTTCCCATGTATCAGCAATCCATGTAGTGATAGATTCCCACAAATCTGAAAGCCATGTAGTAAATGCTTCCCAAGTATCTGCAATAAATTCAGTAAAGTTTGTCCACAAATCAGATGTCCACGTAGTAAAAGCTTCCCATGTATCAGCAATCCATGTAGTGATAGATTCCCACAAATCTGAAAGCCATGTAGTAAATCCTTCCCATACATCACTCCAGAAAGTAGTTATGTCTTCCCATAGTTGACTAAAGAAATCTGCTATTGCTGTACCTAAATCAGAGAAGAAAGTAGTGACACCTGTTTTAATCACTTCCCAGCCCTCTAGCCAAAGTTCACCAAACCAAGAAAAGAAATCTATAACAGCTTCAATGATAGTAGTAAAGAACCAACCAATACCTAATATAATTGTATTGAATGTCTCAGAAAACCAGTCACCGATAACTGACATACCAAGTTTCCAATCTTCCCACCAGTCACTAACTGATTCCCAACCTGCAGCAGCGGCAATTGAAGCTACTAAAGTAATTACAAGACCTATAGCAAGTCCAATCAAAGCGCCTTTTGGTCCGCCAAACTTAAAACCAATACCAGCACCCATCAAAGCAGTACCTAAACCAGATACAATAGCATTCTTTACTGTTAAACCATCCTCAAAAATCATATCAGCAACACCCATACATATCAAGCTTATACCCATACCGATAACAGCCCCGATTAAAGCACCTTTAGGACCGCCAATTTTCCACCCAATTCCTGCGCCAGCTAAAGCTCCACCAAGCAAACCTATTAAACCGTTTTTAAGATTGAGTCCTTCTTCTAATATATTAGTGATTGACCAAACAAGTGACAAAGCACCAGCAATTATTCCTAACGTTGCTAAAGCACTTGCTATGGCACCAGCAATAGCTTTTTTGAATAAGTAAGCCAATGCTGCCGCTATCAAAGCACATAAACCTATCTTCTTCCAATCAAATTTGCCAAACATTTCTTTAATAGCATCCCAGAACTCTTGCACAAAATCAAAAGCATAACCACCAAAGTCCGGAATCTCAGGTAAACCCATATCAGGCCAATCTAAGTCTGGAAAATCTAAATCCCAACCGTCAAGACCCATACCACCTTTATCTTCATTAAGCTTAAAGACCTCATCAAACGACAATAAACCTCGACCTGCCTTATTAGCAGCATCTTCGAGGTCCTTCATATTCTCAGCAGACTCTTTAAGTCGTTCATTAAATTTTTCTAAATCAGCTGCTCTGTCTTCTTGTGACGGTAATAGAAGCTTATCAGGGTCCATGCGACCAATTTGACCGATACGTTTAAAGAAGTCACCAATCTTACCTGTAATACTTCCAATTAAATTTCCGACACCTTTGAACATTCCAAATACTGCACCAATTAACGCAAGCAAGATTAAAAGCATAGCTATCGGATAAGCCTTAATTAACAGACCTAAGGCTTTCATAGCACCACCAAAAACTGCACCAGCTTTAGCAGACATCATAAACACTTGACCTACAAACTTTAACATAAGACCAAGCTTCATAAGCTTTTGCATCAAAATACTTATTAGCACCATAAACTTTTTTGCAATCATTGCAGCAATCAAGGCACCTCTATAAATGAGCCAAGCCGCTGCCGCAACCATTAAAACACCTGTTAAACGATGTATAGCACTTGCAGTATCATTAGCGTATACTGAGTATATACCAAGAGCTGAAGCTATCATAGTTATTATTGTCAGTATTGGATGTTTAGTAATTGCCATTGATAAGAAAGCAAACGCTTTAGCAAGCATAGTAATTAGTGTAGTTAACTTTGCAACTACAAAAGCAGCTACAACTCTTACTTTGAATAAAGCAAATGCTGTACACACTCCAACCAAAACACCTTGCAATATTGCCATAGCTTTTTTATTCTGTGTTAACATACGGAAAAGCTGTGAAAAAACAGCTAGCACCCTATTGATAGCAGGAGCAAGTAAATTAAACGTTCGTAGTATAGCTAAAAGTACTTGAACAAATAAACGACCAATTGAACCAGCATTAACCTTGATAATGCTCCAAAGCTCTTTTAAGTTTAATATAAATCTTCGTACTTCTGCATGAAGCTCAGGAGGTATAAGTCGTTCAAATAAACCACCCACCCCAAAGTTTTGAAAAGCTTCTCTTAGTTCTTGTAAGAAATTAGCTGTGTTTCTTAAAAAGTTTTTATAACGTTGGACCACTGGTTCAAACAAACCAGAAAATATCATGATTGCATTATCTTTAACACGTTCTGTGAGACCATCGATTGTATTTTCCATTTCCCATAACAAATCACCATAGCGTTCATTGATACCATCAATCAATGCATTGATAACAAGATGAGCTGGAATAAATTCATTTGCGATATTTTGAAACTGTTCTTGTGTAACGCCGAGTTTCTCATTGAGAATATCAAACACAGGTATATTTGCTTCAGCCAATCTACGAAGCTCTCTACCTGTAATACGACCTTTATTCTGAATCTGACCTAAAGCAGAGACTATAGTCCCAATCTTAGAAGTATCACCCATTGCGACAGCGGCATTCATAACACCTGTCATGAGGAACATCAGATTCTTATATTCAAAACCGTAAGCTAACAATTGCCTAGCGGCTTTATCTGCTTCTTGAAAGGAGAATGGTGTTACAGCCGTAAAATCCTTTAACACATTTATGAACTCTTTAACAAGTCCAGTATCTCCAAAAAACTGCTTGTAGATTAAATGAGATTTTTCAAGTTCTCTTGAAAATTCAAAAACTGCGGATGTTGCATTTCTAATATTTTGATAAGCCCCATAAAATATTTTTGAAACAATAATACCTTGTACGATTCGACGTGGGTCTTTGAAAGCACCTTTCTTCGAACCAGGTACGTCACCAACGAGAGCACCGTTGTAAGTAGCAGCAAATGTATTCAGCATACCAGACGCTTTATTCAAATTACTAGCAAAGTTGTTAATATTCAAATTAAGCGATGCTGTCATATTTGCAAATACACCCACAACGGTACCTCCTTAATTCCAACCAGGAACTTGGTCTATAGGAACAGTTCCAACTGGTCTTTGTTTTTTTCCACCTTTATTACTATACATAGCTCTTTGTACTTCTTCATGTACATCAAGTTGTGATTTGAATTTACGTGGTGTCATATGCCATAGTTCATTTTCCGTGTACTTTAGCCATACACGCCCAGCATATAAGATGTAAGGCCAATCCCAGTTATCAGATGCAAATGGGTTTGGCTTTACTTTGCTGGGTTTTACCAGTTTGGGTCCTGGTTTTCTCCTTCACCAGTTGGTTGATTTTCTTCAACTAATACAGGTTGTGTAGGAGCATCAGGCATATCTCGTTCAAAAGCTTGCCCAAGAGTTTGCATCAACTCATCCATATAAGCTAAGTCTATAAGACTACCGACTTGCCGTTCTGTGATTTCAGGTTCATCTTCAAGAAATCCAGCCCAGAGAACACAACGAAGTGCTTTAACGCTGTTTTCTTCTTCCAGCTTACGAAAAGCTTCATTAACTGAACCATATCTGTCTTCCAGTTCGGCCATAGCATTGAGAGTAAACTTTACGCTTCTCTCAACGCCGTCTAACAAGGTAATCTTAACAGCTTTAGACTTTACGTCTTTTAAGTTAGCCATTAAGTTAATCCCCTTTCTTACGGTCTAATTTCGGCTATTGTTAAAGTATGTTGCGAGAATTTGACAATGAGACCTTTCGCATCAAGGACACACATGCAAACAACCATTCCAGGGTCTGCAGGTATCTCTGCGCCACCCTCAACAGCTACGAGCTTATCAAGGATTTTCTCAGCTTTTGCACCGAGACGTGGTCTATCTACAAATTCGTTTTTGAGAGCGTAAGCTATTTTTCCGCCATCCGGAACACCTTCGCCAAGTTGGACACGGCAGGTACCTGATGCTTCGCCGGCTAAATAGTATACGCTCATATCAGGAGCTACGTCAGGTTCGAATTCACCATCTACGACATCGATTGCACCGAAGTCTGCTGTTAAAGTAGCAGACAAACAACCTTGTTCGAGATGTTGACTCATACCTCTGAAACCCTCGAGTGCCACACCGTCGATAGCAGCTCCGACTACCTTACCAGTTTTTGGGTTTCTGGTCAAAGTTAATTTTTGCATTACTATCCTCCTATGTTGCATTCGGGAATTTAACCGCGGCAAACCATGATGCAATCAGAGTTTCTGATGCGTTAGGATTGTCTTGGTCAAGTTCATATTTCCAAGGCTCAACTTTTTTACCGTTGACTGTGTATTGGTAAACAAGCTTAACGAACTGGCCGGAGATGGTATCCGTTTGGAAGTTGATGGAATCACCCTTAGTTTCGTTGTTATCTTCAGGTGCAATAAAGCGACCTTTGTACAACCAAACATAACGATAATTACCATTAGACTTAAGCGACCTGAACCCAATTGCGACGAACGGAGCAATATCGTTTCCTGAGAATACGACAGCACCATTATTGTCTACTTGGTGACCGAGTAAATCGGCCTTGTTCTTAGTCGTAAGTTCCGCTTTGTTGATTTCGACGTCTATGGCACCGAGAGTAGTCGCGGTTTCATATGGACCGTCATCAGCAAATAAGGTATCCTGCGAAGCGTTCGGGTTTACATTAACTGAAATAACACCAGGAGCACGAATAGGTGCCGCATACGCAGGCGGGGCACTCACCGTATCTTCAGTTGTCATAATTGCATAAACCAGATTATCGCAACCTATTCTTACTGCCATTACAAGGTTCCTCCTTCTTAATCAAGATTTGTTGTGATACCGGTATTGAAAAAATACACGGTTCGTTCTGATTCATCTCGTCTCAGAAGCGCTGGTGGTTGTCTCAAGTAGACTTGTCCCCATCGAAGCTTCTCATCATCCTCGTCTTTAGTAAAGACAATGACCTGTGTTTCTTCTTCGGTTACCAGACTCTTATATAACTCCAGTGCTCTATTACGAGCATTATCAGCACTTTTAGCTCGGACAGTTACTTGCACAGATCGATGTGCTAGTTCAACGTGTGGAACATGAGGCGACCCTGTGTATTCATATAGAACTACAATGTCGTCAGGTTCTTCAGGCGAGAAGTCACGAAACGCATCAACACCGTCACCTTCTACTAGACCCTGAGATTGAAAGTATGTTATCATATCTAGTAATAACGGTTGCATCTCATTCCTCCTACCTGCTAAACATTGCTAAACTGTCTCGAGCATGTGTGAATACCACACGGTGAAAGTTTTCATTTGCAAATCTTCGGACAGGGTCTTCCAAAAATTTAGCCTTACCTACAGGATGATGTACGTCTAATCTTTCATGCACCGCCACCATATAACTAGAAGCAGGTTTACCAGTCTTTGGATTGATTGGGTCACCATTTCCTCCGTAGCCAACGATTGCTTCAAAGACGTGAGACTTGATGTCTTCTCTGACAGAGACTTCATAGAATGCGCTGTCAGCTAAAGTCGAAGTATCTCTCGGGACTTCCAGCAAACTCATCTTCAGTATCTCTTCGCAGGCAGCAATGGTTGCCTTCTTAGTTCCTCTAAAGATATTTCGCATTGCTACCGCACAACTTGCATCGAACTTGCCGACTTCGTGTTTGGTAAATCGAAAGTCTACAGTAGTTCTCATAAATAAACCACCTTTACGTCGGGCACACCATTTCTATAAAACGTTGTAACTGCCGCGACTGTTCTTTCGTGTCCTTCAAAAGTTATAGAATCCTGTTCATCTATCTGGACATTACCGTCAACATATAGTTGCGTACCAGACTTGACTTCAACACCAGCTCTATTTGTAATGAGTACAGCTTCTGATAAAGGATAGCAATATTCTTCGCGTTCTTCATCATACTCAGCAGCACCTGTACCACTACGTTTCAGAAAGGGTCGCACTTGAATGGGTACATTCATCCAGCTTTTGAGGCTATCAAACATACCCATCACCACCACTCGGTGCAGGATATGGCGGATTACTTTGCATACCCTTTCTGAATATTTTTGGATAAGCGGGTCGTTTCATTGATATACCCGCTGCTTGAAGAAGAGCGGCATATTCATCCACTTTAGCTTGGAAATACCGAAGCCGTTCTGTCGGGTCTTCTGACTGTGGTCCAAGTCTTCGTTTAATATCTCTTGCAAACCTTGTAGCCACTTGCTTAAATAAATGATACATCAGTCTATTATGGTCAGACCCGTATTCATCAATTAGGAATTGAATCTCTTCATCCTGCATGATGGGAGCTGAGGCGTCAGTGTCACCAATCAGAAACCTATATCTATCTAATTCAGAGTCGACAGGGTTTCCTGAGTAGTTCCATGACATATTCTCACCTCCTATTAAGTCTTCGGTTTAGCTTTGGCGGCTGCTTTTGCCTTAGGTGGTTCGGGATTTGAAAGCACTTTACGAGCTTCTTCAATCCTTAGTTTCCACTCTTCTTTGAGAATGAGAGCTACAAGATTGTCTCTACGGACACTTGAACCTAAACTGATTCCGAGACTCTCAGCTAATGGTCTTAGTTCCTTTTTGACATTCTTTTTCAACAGTTCATCTTTACGGGATTGTAATGGACTGCGTTCCTCAGGTGCGGTCTCTGCTACTATCTCTTCAATAGCGGCATCACACTCTTCAGTAGTATCTCCATCCTCAGGCTCAGGCTCAGGCTCAGGCTCAGGCTCAGGCTCAGGCTCAGGCTCAGGCTCAGGCTCAGGCTCAGGCTCAGGCTCCGCTAAGAACCAATCGTCATCCGGCCATTCCAACTCAACGTTATGACGGACACGCATGTATGCAGCAACCTTTTCAAAAGTCTGCTCGGTGACTTCGATAATGTTGCCTTCTTGAACTCTACGCTTGAAGCGTTTAATCCCTGACGGCCTAACTATCGAACCCGTCGTGTGCATACCTTTTTCATCGCGGAATGCTCGCCTGACTACGTAGAGTATCTTAAGCAACTATGTCCTTAAAGAACACACCGAGGTCTGACGAAATCATTTTGCAATCAAACGCCATTTCACCTTCAATGCGCTCTGTTCCGAGTCCGAGCAGGTCCATCGGAATTCTGACCATTCTGTTGCCGAAGGCACCACTGCCTTCTAAACCGGTCCATGCAAAGATGTAACCACCGGAAGGTTTACGGAGAGCAGGTCTGGGAGCCGCATACGTTAACAACGCATGTTTACCCATAATGAATCCTGTATTCTCGTCTGCTCCTTTGCGTGCTGTATTAACAACACCCCAAGCTACAAGTACTTTATCCACTTCAAAGAGTGTTGCAAGCAGGTCAGCTGTTACAATACCCTTTTGTGTGTACTTGATACGGTCAAGAATATCAGGATGGTTTTTCAGAGCATTGAACACAAACGGAGACAGAACTAAAGTATTAGGTCTGTACGCAGTTTCACTGGCCATTTGTACACCAGCTCTTGTGAAGACTCCAATCGGGTCTGAAGCTTCATTATTGAATTGAAGCACTGTACCTCCAGCACCGTCGGCAGAGCCAGCACGCTCAGTTCCCCAAACGCCAGCGCGGAAATATCTTTGTGCCCATGCTACTTCCCTACGGATGAGCATTTTTTGAGTGACGAAGTCAGTTGCGTCGATGTCAGCATCAAGCGGTTCATCGTAGTTCGCTCTTTCTTCAGTCGTTACGTCCTTGTGGAACGCATGCTTACGGCAATGATACGGGTCTTGCGCTTCGACACCATAATCGCCGCCAGCTGATTCGGTACCAGCACCGCGCTCGCGTGCTTCATCTCGCATGAAGTCTGCACGACTGTATTGATAGTAAACATCAGACTGACGTTTTACCGGTACAATCGGGAAGACCTTATCAGCGATAAAAGAAGAAGCATCTTGCAGATATGAAACCGAAATGTTGGTTAGCGCCCTATCTATGTGGGCGTCTTGCATTTTAGGCATTATTCGCTACTCCTTCCTTAAAGTTTTACTGTGACAAGCTGACCAGCAGCTGTTGCCCCAGTGATTGCAATACCAACAACTGCAGCATTACCCGTGTGGGCAACTGCCATGCCATTAGCATTTGACATTACGAGTGCGCCTGCAGCTATTACACCGCCAGCTTCGACAACGACGATGCCGTCGATAATTTCCTGCACTTGGTCAGCATGAGGACCTGCGGTACACTCATTCTGTGAGACACCAACTACAGGAGTGCTTGCGTTTGCAAGAATTGCTTTACCTTCTGCATTCACAGACACAAATCTGCGCCACGGAGTTGCTCCGCCGGACGGCAAACTCCAACGCAGGTTAGGGATTGAAAAAGCGTTCATTAGTTTGCACCTCCATCAAGATATGCCTTGTAGAGTTCAGGCTTGCGCTTGATAACCTCTCCAATGGCTTTTTGTTTTGTGATGCTTTCCGCTTTTGCGATTTCTTCAGCGGCCTTTTCGATTTCACCCCAAGCACCTTCGGATGTATCGGTGGACTTACCAGGCCCACGTTTGCCGACCTCACCCAGCGCCGCGCTTTCAAGCGCAGAACTGACAGCTGTGAGAACGTCAACCATTTCAGGGGTACTACCTTTGAGGACTGCTACGAGAGTCTCAGTCGGCACAGGTAATGCTTTAAGCTCTGTTGCTTTCGCAACGGCTGTGGCATGTATCTCTGCGTCCTTCGCCTTACGTATTTCTTCCTCAGCCGCTTCCTTCTGAACTTTCATTTTCATGTATTCAGCTTTAGCGGGTTCCGGCATAGATTTGAGTATTTCGTCTTCATCAAAAGATGAACGCTTACTCGCATCATCAGCCTTGGCAGCTTCCTCAGCGGCTTTCTTAAGTGCTTCGAGTTCCTCATTAGCTTTCGCCAATGCTTCATTCGACACTTTAAGTTCAGACGCTGACTCGTCTTTTGCTTTTGCGATTGCTTCTTCTGAAGCTTTAGCAATAGCATCAGTTACGAGCTGGGCTTCTTCCGGCTTTAACTTCGCCAGGAGTTCTTTGATGTCCATACTGTTTGTTTGCTCCTTCCTTTTATAGAATTCTATGAATGAGGCACTGTTAGCGCCTTCATCAACTAAATCAACGCGGTCTATTACTAAGTTTTGAAGTATGTTCGGCATATTATCGCCTCCTAACTATATTATATGTTAATTTGCAAATATTTATATCTTTGTTCTGCTTGCCTTACCTTGTATTGAAAACATCTTGTAGGTACCATTCTTGACTTTCTCAAAAACTTCAGGGTCTTTTACTTTAACTGTTATGAACCAACCCTCAGGAACACAGCCTTCAGGAATACCAAGAATTTTCTGTTTTGCCTTGGTAAATACAATTGATTCAACTACAGTGCCTGTTGGGTTTCCTTTATGCATTTCACCTGAGTCTTGGTAGTCCATCATAAATTGTACAGCCGCTTTTTCAAGTGTTTCAGGATGGATAATATCGTCTTGCCAATCCATCGGAACTGAACCATCCTTGTGGATAGCTACATTAGCCCAGCCAGATACTAATCCTTCATCACTTGACTTTTGAATTTCAACATTGAACGTTACTTGTCTATCACTCATCTTAATTCTCCTCCTGTATAATGCATATCAGACTGGTCAAACGCATTTGTAACAGCGTCATCAACTTCTTCCTCAGTTGTTTTAGCACCAGGTTTTTGCATTTGTGGTTTATATACTGCTTCAAACACATCTTCAGTAAGCTGTGGCATACCAAGAATATGTCTGAAATAATTGTGCATTTTGAAGTCTCCAGCAATATTCATACCCATTGCACGAACAACCATAGCAAGCTCTCTTAATGACGGGTTTTGAATTTCGCTTGGAACAATCTTCGGTAACTCTACTACTTTGAAAGTATTAAACTTAAATAGCTTTGGTACAGCATGTGTATTAAATACATCAGCTATATTCAAAAGCTGTGATTGTAAAGCAGATGCAAGCATTGATTGTTTAGAATCAGCCAACGCAAATGAACCTGTTTTCTGACCGCCTATTAAGATAATATCCGACAGCATTGTAATTGCAATACGATTATCATAACGGTCAATTGTACCACCTATATCAATCTGTCTACTCGAAGAACTACCAAGTAATTCTAAATCCCAACCATGCGGTAACAATAAACCCTCTTCAGAGTCACGTCTAACCGACGCAACAACCTCTTCTGCACGTGCTCGTAGTGTTACCATACGTGGGTCATCTTCATTCCAAAGGTCAAGGTCTGCTGGCGATTTCAAAACCGGAAAACCAGCAAGGTCACGTTCAATACCTATACCCTCAATTTCTTCAAAATGTTTTTTGAAAAACCATGGCCGATAAGCATTCCGTAGTAAAGAACGACCCTCAGGATTATCTCTACTAACTTTTGTACGGAACAGAAGTAATTTAGAGAACGGTATTTTAACAGTTTTAGCTTCAGATTCAGGGTCTTGTGTTACACTGATTATTTCGTTGTCTTCGTTATAGTTCCATTCAGAAATACTGCTTTGTGAACGTATAGGTAGACAACGCCAACCAATACGACCATCACTATATTTACTGCGATAACGAGCGCTTGATTCATCAGGACCACGTCTGACCTTATATACTATCTCATGAAGACTAAAACCATAAGTCATCATAGACAATATTTCTGTAATAGTTGAAGCCCAACTCACTTCCATATCATTCATACAGCTTTCAAGGAACTCTTTAGCCGCTATGTCTTCCGGAGTCTTCCCAGCAGGCTCTACAGTCCATTTCGTGCCACGAATTAACATTTCAGCGAGATATAGAATGGAACCAACAACCGGGTCATTATCAGCCATCTCTTGATAAATTCTCGCTGCTCTTGGCCATCTTAGCTCAGGTAGAAACTCTTCATAAATTTGAGCACCATACCGTTTAAGCCCAGTTGAACCAAACATTTTAAGATTAACCATTTATCTCACCTCCTTATGACGGCATGGGGTCTTCAGTTAACCACATAACCGATAATCTAATATCATTATTTGTATTTGCTATGTTTACTGACGGTCTTACATGTGCTCTATTGTTATTACCAGCATCAGACGCACTTTGTATTATCAATCTTAAGTTAGCAACGGCCGGCACTATGTGGGTAGTAAAAGTAGTGATAGGTCTAAAACCAAAAGGTATCCAAAACAGATTTTGAGCAGTTGTAATTGCACCATTTGCTTTATTATTTGGTATACTTAATTGTACCATAGGACCTACTCGTGTTAGTACTGGTCCATTAGCATTTGTATAAATACTAGCCGCTTGTACACCATCGCCCATACCACCTGTACCAGTCCATTGGTTAAAAGTAATTGGTTCACCTATTCCACCGCCACCGTCAGCTCCCTTAGGACCCTCAGGACCTCGTGGACCCTCAGGACCTCGTTCACCACGTGGACCATCATCCCCCTTAGGACCATCAGGACCTCTTGGACCTTCTTCACCTTTTTCACCACGCGGACCTTCAGGACCTTCAGGACCTCTTGGACCCTCTTCACCTTTTGGACCTTTTGGACCCTCAGGACCTTCAGGACCTTCAGGACCCTCAGGACCCCGCTCACCTCGTGGACCCTCTGGACCTTCAGGACCTCTTGGACCTTCAGGACCACGCTCACCTTGAGGACCTTCAGGACCCTCAGGACCTCTAAACTGACCACCGTCTTTATAATCATTAACTTCAGAAGACCAAGACCATAAATGTCCATTTATCAAAAACGCCCATCCAGGTTGGCCAGGTCTGTATCTATCAAGGTCTGCTATTGAATTCAGTGTATCTCTTAAGTCAACACCTTTGCCATCAACACCATCAGTACCTTTTGGACCTTGGTCACCTTTGGGACCTTCAGGACCCTCATCGCCGCGTTCTCCTTGTTCACCTTTTGGACCTTCAGGACCTTCAGGACCTCGTTCACCAGTCTCACCTTTCTCACCACGCGGACCTTCAGGACCTTCAGGACCTCTTGGACCTTCAGGACCCTCTGGACCTCTTGGACCTTCAGGACCCTCACATCCTGTACTACCTCGTGGACCTTCAGGACCCGTTTCGCCGTTAAATTCTCCATCATCTGCTCTTTGTGTTAAATCAAGAACACCAATTATAGCCTGTGTAACTGCGCTCATTATTTGAGCATAAACTTCAGGAGTAGGAGGCACAGGTTCAACACCTTGTGTCCAACCACTACGTGTTACAGTAGCCGCTCCTGACGCTGTAGTAACTACAGTGCGGTCCTCATCGCTAGCAAAAGCAACGACTGTAAACGTGCCTGCTACTATCATTTCAGCAGGTAAAGGACATTCTAAAGTATCATCGAGAATAATATGTATTGTTTTACCAGTGTTATGTATAAAAATAACGTTTTTAATCAAACCTTCCCAGACGCCACCAGTAAACGAAAACTGAACTCTGTAGATATTACGAGTATCAGTCAATATTTGCTGATTATCTCGACGTGCTATGGCAAGATTGTTTATCTCATAGTTTAATGTGAAATGCTGGGCCATTTGTCTACCTCCTAAACTTAGTCCAGTAACTTCCGCCCTTCTTTTTCATACCTGTTGGGGCACGTATTAAAGCGGGTTGTCTGAAATGATTAAATGCACCTGATAATCCGTCAATACAGTCATCTTTAATGCCATACGGGAACGTATCCGCTTCATCGAAGAATGCTAAGACATTTCGGCATTTCTTGACTATCATTATTCTTCCACCTTGTGCTGCAGCAGAAGCAGGTCTTGCTCGTTCAACTTTACTACCAGAACTTGCGATACCAACGAAATCATAACCATTAAACACTCCTCTGGCAAACGTATCTATTGTAATTTCGCCTGAAGCACCGGGTTCTTTCTCCATTCGTTGAGCACAGTTGTAACCATCTTGTAAAACAGTACGTCTGATAGTCTTTTCAAGGTCATGGGGGGTTTGTTGGACTCTAACTATATCAATAATCCAGTACATTCCTTGGTAATGAGCTAATTTCAATCCAACAGTCCAGTCAGGTTCTCTTTTGTCCTTCTTTTTTCGCTTTTTTGGGTCAGTTGAGGCAATATCCCAAAATCTTACATATTGAGCACCTAAAGGAACATCAGTATCTGGGACTATTTGGAACCAATGTCTACTAAACATGTCTCCAGAAGCTTTAATTTCCCAGTTACCGTTAAGTAGTTGTTCTCTTTCCACCGGGTCAAGCTCGTTTAGTGACTCAATATAAGCATCTGCATCAAGATACGGGTTATCATGCAACCCAGCACCTATAAAGATACGCCCTTTTTCTGGTCCTTCAATAAAAAACCTTTGGTAGTAATATTCGCCGTATTCTCCGCCGGGGTTAGCTGTTGCTCTGAACCTCAGAGGTACGTTCAAATTTACTGGTTTTCTAAGTCTACTAAACAAGTATCTGTAGTTTGAGGGTGAAATATGAGTCGTTTCATCCATTCCGATATATTGGAACTCAGCACCTTGATAACGATAGCAGTCATTATTATTCTCAAGATAACCGAAGTTCAGCGTCGCACCTGATGAAAACGTGTATTGCTTATCTTTATCTGACCACTTGACCTCACGAGAATCTACAAACGGCATTAACCATTGTTTACTCATATCAATCAGAGCGCCTGGTAATGAGAGGTCTGCGTATGTTTTCCTGAATAAGATTGCAGAGTATCCAGGTATATCTACAAATTGGAGGGCTGCCATTAACTGTCCCACTGACTTGCCGCCTCCAGCAGCTCCTCCATACAATATCTCTCTTGTATTATTCATTAGTAGAAACGCAGTTTGTTTTGGCGTAGGTGTGTATGGTATATACTTGGTTAATCTTGGTGTTAATTGTTTCTGTAAAATACCTAAATCAACATTAGCTAAATTCATGCTGAGCCACCGCCTTTATGTCGGAATTCGCTCCAAAGCTTGTGGAACTTCTCCCATCCGAACATCGCGATAAAAGCAACTATAAAGCCACATATAAAAGCTGCCACGACCTCATACCACACAACAGTGCGGCCAGTGTACGTTACATAACCGAAGAATGTTAACAGTGTTATAACGAGTGATAAACAAATTACTAACAATTCAGCAGGAATTCGTTCCACTCCCGGCAGCTTCTTTATCACCTGCGTTATTATACTAATTATAAAAGCAAGCACACTTATAACCATCAAAAACTCGGAAACCAGAGCAATGAGCTCTCCCATATCAATCACCTCCCTCCGATTGTGAGATTATCGTCCGCCACTTGAAAATCCGATTCAACCGCTCTTGGCTAAAGAAAGACTGCTTCATAAACCAGTCCTTAAAATCTTCAGCACCTTTCGAGCTGTTACATGTAGAACATGCAGGAACAATATTAGATTGCCTTGTTACTCCACCATCCGTTACAGCTTGTAGGTGGTCCTTAGTCATTCTTGTACCCCTACGTGTTGTACAGCCGCAGTATGCGCATTCACCACCAAAGAAAATCAAGCACTCCTTCCACTCCTGATGGGTTAATTCCGGATTCTCTTCGCCGCGTCTACGTTGCCCACCCAGGAAATCACCATGCCGTTTCTTATTCAAATTTTCACTGCGCCTTAGGTTATAACAAATCCTGCAATCTTTTCTGTATGCTGTTGTACCGTCCGGATTTTTTCCGTTTTTTGCAAACGACTCAACCAAATCTTTCGACTCACCACAGAACACACATACTCTCTGAATTACACCATCAATCTCGTAATCTTCAGAGACGTATTGTCCTGTCATCCGTTTAGTTCCTCGAGTCGCCATTCGACTCACCTCCGACTTATTCTTCAGACTCGTTGCGCGCAATCGCCGCGTTAGCCCACATTACTGCTTGCTCCAAATTAGTGATAGCCAAGCTTTGCTCTCTCGACTCAGGTGTCAAATTCTGAATCGCAACTGCAAATTGCTTGGCTGCATCTCTTAATTGTTGATAACGCTGCGGCTGGTCGCCATGTGGTTTGTGATACGTAAAATTATTCTCTACGTTTATCATTCGACTATGTCCTCCAATTTTTGTTGATTATCTTTAAGCGACTGCAAGCTCATATGATGTTGAACATGCTCAACAAGCTCCGGCATTTTATAAGGTTTCCGCATGAACTCGACTGCGCCCATTTTCAAACTTCTAAACTCATTCTCGCGGCTTGGTTCACCGCTGAGCATTAACACAGGAATGTTCTTGTAATTCCTGTTCGACTTCAAATTAGTCAATACCTCCCAGCCGTCCGGGTCAGGCATCACTATGTCGAGAATTATCAGATGCGGCACTACAGTATGTAGTAGAACGATGAGGTCCTCGCCGTTGCTCACAGCGTACACATGAAAGTATTTTTCAAGTGACGCTCTCAGCGCACTCAGCTGCATCTCGTCATCGTCGACACATATGACTATCTTATCTGTCATTGGTTGTATCATTGGTTGTTGCCCTCCTGTAACATTCATCACAATAAAAGTCTATGCGCTCCACGCATTGATTCCAGTCTTGTTTCTTCCACTTAATAATAGTCTGGTTAGCCTCTTCAGCACACATACAGCAAGGCTTACCCAGTCCCTTAGAAGTCGCCTTGTTGCTCGTCGTCATGTGGCATGACCTCAATATAGTCGTCGTCCTCATCATCACCGAGACCAAGGGTGACTGAACGCTCTGTAGTTATCTCCTTAGCAGTAACTTGTGTCACACTACTCAGCGCTCCAGCCTTGAGCAATATCTGGACCACCTCGCTAAGGTCTCCCTGCTGTGTCTGATGCTTCTTCAAGTTCGGATTGTCGATGTCATTCAGTAAGTTAGTGAGCATAGCTTCTTGTGACTCAGCGTCAACCTGGGCCTTGCGCTCCAGCTCCGCCATCGTCCGGGCTAAGCTACTAATCTCACTCGGCTTCATCAGCGAAGGCTCTATCAAGTCGATGGCTTCATTCAGCTTGCCGCGAATCTTCACCGCCATGCTGATATGCTCCTTGTTCATGTCCAGAATCTCCGCCCGCCTCTGTGCAAGCGTTATATCTTCCGTGTATCTAATCCAAGCCTGCATCCGAGTCTGAAAGTTCCAGCGCATAGCAATCTTCTTCACTGCGTTAGTCGTAATATTCAACTCCCGCGCCACGTCGCTATAGCTCGGTCGCTTCCCAGGATAGCAGTCTCTATACGTCACCCACACAGTATACTCCCACTGTGTCTCGCCGGGTTGCTGCATCCAGAGGTCGATGCCTGCATCCTTACTTATAGCAGTCACGTCCATGTGACCGCGCATATGGCTGACGCGGCTATTGTAAGCCTTCACACAGTCCTGACATAAGTGGACGTCGCGGCGGTCCATCGCTACATCGTCCCGGCCGCACCGCCGGCAGTTACCTACAATGGTTGGTTCCGACTCATCGAAGAACGCATTAATGGCGGCCAGCGATGTGGCATCACAGTCGGCCTCTTCGTCATTACTTATAATAGCTACTAATTGTTCGGACATATACAGCGTCACCTCTATCTATATTATATGTGCACTTGTAGGCATATATAGCATATATATTTAATAACTCGTTACGAGTGCGTAATTATATGAGTATTTATTTTCGAGGCCATATTCACGGGCTCGTAGCGAGTCGCCTATTAGTTGATACAAGTGGTATTTAATTTTATACTATGTTTATTTAACACTGTAATTTCTGGACTATCGGTACGATAATTCCGGGCTATTGTTACATAAATTCCGGTCTCTGTTGCGAGCGACCCCGCGCCAGGCGGGTCAAAAATCTGTAACTTTTTGTAGTAATTTTTAGCTAAAATGATATTTTTATTTAATAAAGTCTTAATATTTGAAGCTTATTAAGTAGTATTTTTTCAGTATAATTAGTATAATAAATAAATTAAATAAATTGAATAATTTTAGGACATTATTTTAATTATAATAATTATTTATGTTGAACCTTGAAAAGTCAATATCGTTCTAGTCGGCTCGGGCTAAATTTTATTAAAAGAAAGTGAGTCTATAATTATGACTAATAAGACAATAAAAGCAGTTTCCGAAAAAGCCCAAGCCATGAAAAATGACCTAGTCGCGGTCAAAAAAGAGCTAAAAAGAATTCAATCGGTCAAATGCAGATTGCGCAAGCAAAAAGGTCGTAGCGATTATGCAGAAGCCATGGCAAAAGTTCTAGCTGAAGAAAATTTACTGGCTGAAGTCAGAAACATGCTAGAAGCAAAGCCAAAAACAGTACCGAGCTTTGAACAAGCCGACGTTGATAAGCTTGATTACGACGAAACAATTAAAGCTCTGAAATCAATCCAGTCTAAGAAGACTTTAAGCCGGTGGCTAACAACAGTTGAATGCGACAACGACGAATACAGAAACGCAGTCCGAGTCGAAAAAATGCTGCTCGAGCATAAAGCCAAAAATGCACCGGTTGCCGAAACTCAAGTCAGAAAGTCCGATGTTCAAATGATAATCGATACGATTGAACAAACCGGTCAAATGAATCAAGAACAAGTCTTGAATCTGCTGAAACAAATAATCTAAACCGACAGCCCGAGCCGACTAGAACGATATTGACTGAAACAGAATAAGCTGAGAGGCCGGATAGCAACCGGCCAGCACAGCTCCAAAGTGAGTGAATGTGTAGCGGCCACTAGGCCTGCTCAAAAATATCTACTAGTCTGTGGTCGCAGCCACGACCAGCCGGTGCATCGCCGCCGCGGCTAAAACCCCGCTCGCAGCCGCATCTAGCTCGTGCGTCACCGCGGCCGCTAAAACCCTCGGCGCAGCCGCATCTAGCCTGAGCCTCACCACAGCGGCTAAAACCACTACAAACATACTAAACGGGCTGCCGGCCGCATAAAAGACAAACTATTTCGCCGCCGCATCGTTTTTCAATCTGCTGACACAATCCGCGAGGATTTGTGTTATAATAGGCTTAACGGTTCAGAGAACTGAATATCAAACAGCCGGCTACGGCGGAAAGAGGCAGAACATGGAATTCAATTCAATCCAAATCAATTTTACGAAAGCTCACCACTGGCAACAGCAAGCAATCAAAGTTACAATCACCGCAACCTACGGTCGTCATGGAGAACAACAGAAGCTCATCGCCACAGCGATACATCCGGAACACCATGGCAACGACATTGAGCTGACTGACCACAAGATTGTCAAAGACATCGTGAACGAGCTTGGAAGAATGCTACCATCGCTATCATACAAGTAAACAAACGAGAGGCGGCCTACGGGCTGCCTCTTTCCACGAAGATGCGCAGCCACGACCAGCTGGTACAGAAACTACTAGATTGTGGACAGCCACGACCAGCGTGAGCAATCGCTGCACGTTCAGTCACAGCTTCGCTGAAGCCGGCTGCAGCCGCTAAAACCCTTGGCGCAGCCGCATCTAGCTCGCACCACAGCTGCGCTGAAGAATAAAATGAAACGCAGCCGGACTCAGCTGCGTTTCACTGGTGGTTATTGTTCGTTAATAAATAGATGGCAGAAATCTTGCAGCGCATTATACAACTGAGCGCCGTGGCCGAACTGATAGACTTGTCCGTTGTATATAACTGCAGCTGACCCTTCGTACCACTTATCCCACAGCTCATCGTTGTTAGCCTGCAGCTCATCGCGGTCTTTTAAGTCGCTGTCTAGATGCTGCATCAGTGCAGCGGCTGTCAGCGCATCAGGCTCGGTGACTTCTATCAGATTGGGGTAGCAGCCGCTCAGCCATTTTTCATACGAGAGAAACTCTTCGTCATCATCTCGCTGTTGAATCCAGTCAGCATATAATAGCTGAAGTGAGCGCTCAGTTTCAAAAGAACGATTGCTGTTGTTGTAGACTAAAGGCTGTTTGACAGCTTCTTGAAAATTTAAGCTGTCAGTCAGCTCACGAAGAGCAGCCTCCGTCAGTTTACATTTGCTAGTAGCTATTGCATAGTCTAAAGCTTGCTTCAATAATTTTTTATCCATGGGTGACCTCTTTCCCTGCAGTCAGCTGCAGTTTATATATTAAGCTGTGTTCAGCTCATATATATATTATATCATATAATCTTGCAGCTGTGTTCAATTTTAAGAAATATTTATTGCGACTGCATCCCGCAGCCACGACCAGCCGGTGTGGTAGCTGCACTGAACCAAAAAAGTAACAGCCAGTAGATACTGGCTGTTAGTCGCATAAAAGTCAATCGCTGTTGAGCTCAAACAGATAATATGATAAATGATGAATGTCAACGTGTTCTAACATAAAGTAAAAAGCGTTCAGTTTTATTATACTGAGATAATGATACAGCGCATCGCATTCGTCCATACATATCAGACTTCTTGTCACTGAGCGATTACCAATAGCGATTGTAACATTGAACGTTTCATACTGAAGTTGTTCTACAAGTTGCTTCTGTTTGTCTGTTAGTTTCTCGTCGAATAGTAAGTCTTCGTCGACTTCGTTGAATCGGTGGTGAATCGTGTGTAGTTCGTTTAACGTTGATGCGATGTCAAAGAATTCTTTGACTGTTGTGTGTTGTACCGATAATATTTTAGCCAGTTCTTTATTATCGGACATACAATAGATTGCGCGTTCGCTTTCAGTCATTTTATCGACGTCAGCTTGTTCTGATTTTAAGATTTCATACATTTTGTTCGTTCCTTTCTGTTTGTTTATTACAGTTATATTATATCATATATTCTTGCAGTTGTGTTCAGTTTTGAAAAATATTTATCTTGGCCGCAAGGCCCGCAGCCACGACCAGCCTGTGTCGAAACTACTAGTCTGTGGACAGCCACGGTCAGCGTGAGCCAGGCCGCGGCGGCAGCCACCTCCATACTGAACCGGGCCGCGGCTGCTAAAACCCTTGCGGCCACAGCAAATCCGAGCTGAGAGTCATCTCTAGCCAAAACCACACCACGGCGGCTAAAACCCGTCCGAACCTCGCTTCACCACCGCAGCCCCGACTCAGCTCGAAAATTCTGTGTGCGGTCCACCTCAATTTTTCGAAAAACTGAACACAACCGCGAGATTATGTGGTATAATAGGTATAGAGTCAAATAACGCACTGCACATTGACAACAAAATATTGGCCGCGGTACAAACCGCGTGCCGCAGCGGCAGACCCGCTGCAGAAAGGAATTCGTCATGAACGACAATCAATTATTCGCAGAAAACACCAACGGCGTAGACGCCAACAGCACAAGAGCCCTGAGCGGCACCGCACAGCTTACCAACCTCGCTGCCACACTCGGCAACACCATACTTGCGGAAATCAACGAGCGTATGAGCTCCGTAGACGAGCAGACGGTTGAAGAAGCCCGCAGCATGCTCAAAGCAAGTCAAAAAGACCATGGCGCGATGGACAACCTCATCAACGCAATCGTCGACATCAGCGCTCAAGACCTGGAATTCATCAAAATCCTTGATGAGCCGACAATCGACGGCATGCTCAAAAGCCAGCAGTCCAAAAGGTCGCGAGCCAAAGGCAAAGTGATGACGAAAGAAAACTACATCTCCATGCTCACGGGAGCAATCGCCGAAAACCTCATCCGCGCAGCGACTGGCAAGTCAAAACAATCTGGCCGCCGCACCGCGGGTACGACAGAGTTCAGCGAAGAGACTCTCAAAAAACTGGCCGCAGACCAAACTGCTCTCAGACGTGAGCTGCGGAACGTGCAAAGCAAAAAGTCCATCATGAAGTCGAAAGAAGGCTTCGACCCTGAGTCTGAAGGCTGGCTCGCATTACTCAAAGCTGAAGAGCAGCTGAAAGCCATCAGAATCGCTGGAGCCGGCGGCTCGTCCAACGACCCGATTCGTAGTCAAATAGCTGAGCTTCTCGCACAGCTCGAAGTTGGAAATCTCAGCAAGAAAGATGCCAACGACATCCTCGCCCAAATCGCCCAGCTGACGCTCGTTCAAAACTCGGACAACAGCGACAGCGCAGATAAAACTGCAGACAACAGCGACAGCGCAGATAAAACTGCAGACAACGAAACCGTCGCCTAACCGCAGTGCGCTTCTCGACTCACTTTCCAGAAGCCAGCGCCTAGTCAGCGCTGGCTTCGACTTTTCATATATCCCGCAGCCACGACCAGCCAGCGCAGAAACTACTAGTGCGTGGACAGTCACGTCTAGCGTGAGCAATGTCGGCGCTGCGGCTCAGTGTGTCATCGCCCCGTCCGCCCGTGGCCGCTAAAACCCTTCCTGCAGCCGCATCTAGCCAAAGCGACACTGCGGCTGCTAAAACCCTTGCGGCTGTCGTTCAGCCTCCATGCAGCCCGGCGCCATGCCACAGCCTCGATTAGCCAAAAGCCGCGTCGGGCTGTAAAAGCGGCGCCGTGATACAGGGTTCTGGTTTTTCAAAATACATTGAATTCGTCGCCGCATCGACCCTGCGCGGCGTCGGAGCTGGCGAATCTGGACGACGTGCAGTACAGTGTATAATTATATATGTATATCTACTATGTTTGTGGAACAAGTCTCACGGACCGTCATACTGGAAGTATTGGAAGAAAAACATATATATATAGTATTATTATTATCTTATAAGCTCTCGCGAATTATTACATATTTTCATATGCCCAACTTCTAGTAGATTTCTGTGTAGTTCAGAAGGCCCGGCGGCGCATCAGTCAAGTTCAGACACCACAAATTAACTCAACAACTCAACAACTCAACTTATCTCAACAATCTCAACGAATCAACGACTTTTTTAATATTTTTTCGAAAATATTTTACAAAACACAATTTTGTAAATTGATTATATATTTTTTGGGTCGTGAAACGTCAATTCGTTAAGTTTGTTAAGTTATGTTAAGTTGTTGAGTTGTTGAGAAAATAGCTAGCCTGTACTCGATTGAGCACAGGCTAAGTATCTATTTGCAACGAACAATTACGAGTGTCCATCCTCGTAGTCATAGAAACGCTGCAGCAGCGTGTCCAAAGCTTGTTTGTAGGTCTCATCATACACCGGCAAGAGTGTCTCACCATCAACCTTGAGTATCGGACGATACTTCGCTTTGAGTTCATCGTAGACAGTATCGAGATAGTAGTCAGGTTCCTCAGTCAATTTGACACTAAGCCAATGTTCGAGCTCATCAGGAATTTTGGGCTCATCAGGTGCTTCTGCCCGTGCCTTTTCTGCTGAAGTCTTGTAGCGGGCTAACGTGGCGTCAAGGTCTATGTCGTCGCTGGTGGGTTGCTGAGTGCGGGGAGGTTGGAGACCGAGCTCACGCTGGGCTTCCCACAGCTCCTCAATCTTGGCTAGCTCCTCGGCGTCGCCGACACTGGCGGTGCCGCTGGCTACCTTGGACGAGAGGTACTTGTGCTTGTTGTTGATGCGCTCGCAGGTGAGACAAGTCTTGTAGTGCCCCTTGCGACCGCCGTAGTACATGCGGAAGGATTTGAGCGGCTTCATGTCACCGCACTGTTTACAGGTCTTCATTCTTCATGTCCTCCACTAACTGCTGGAACATCTCCTTACACTCATCATCATAGATGAGTGTATCAAGATTCCAGTTATCGTACCACATCTCGAGGCGCTCCCAGTATGGGATTTTGATGTTGTCATCTGTCGGGTCTTCCCAGTTGCTCGAGGAGCGGACAAGAGACTGGTAGTTCCTATCTACAAGTACTCCTTTGTAGCCCTGCGGCACTTTGTCTAACTCCTCCTGACTGATGACAGGAACGGCGCGGGGTCCATGTACACCAGTGAAGCGTTCCCAACACTCGTCTGCAGGATTGTTGTAAGACATTGCATGGACGTACGACACGTCGGCGATGCCTTCCTCGATGTAGTTGACGACCATAGGACTCTGCATCCAGAATCTTGATGCTAACCACTTCAGGTCGAAGTCGCTGACAAGCTTACGGTCTCTGTCGAGGCGGAGATGACCGGGCTTGAAGTTGTAGCCGAACTTATATTCGTCATATTTACAGACGTACAGACCGTTAACATAGACCATACCCTTCTGTGACTCATCAGACAAACACTCACCGTATTCGTTAGTCTCCAGCACTTTATAACCATCCTCATGCAACCAGAGATTGGCGGGCTTCAGAAGCTCGTCGAACTCTTGTTGTGAGATTGAGTACACTTCGATTTCGAGGTCATGGTTCTTGCTTCTATCGAACCATAGCTTGTCAATGAAGAATGTTAGTATCTTGCATTTGAATCGGCGACTGTCAACGAAGCGCGGGTCCCACGTCTCATTGGCGGCGTGGTTATGTATCACCATGCGTTTGTTATTGCGCAGCAAGACAAGTGCTGCAATCTTATAGCCTTCGCCATACTGACCAATTGTGTTTGCATCATCAGCCTTGGTGGTACTACCGAGCAAGAGGCTATCGAGTGTAAGTCTGCTGGTTGTATTTCTGATGACGAGGCGGCCTGTGTCAGGGAAGTATTCCCACGACGCTTTGTTGTCTGGGTACTGTGCTTCTTGGTCTAACGCGTTTTGGAATAGCTCGCGTATCGCATCTACTACTGTCCAACTCGGGACATACTCGGGGCTGATAGTTAGTTCAATCTTCTTCATCTTCATTGTTCCTTTCGAATTGTTCTGTGCACCACATTGCCCACTCACAGCGTGGTCCAATGCATGTACGATTACATTGCTTGGCAGCTTCTGCTCTGGCTAACATTTCTGCAACTACCTCTTCGGCTGTCGCACCACGTTCACCTTTGTCACCCTTGATTCCTTGCGGTCCTTGTCTGCCTTCAGGACCTTGTAGGTCTGGGTTGTGTTTGACCATCAAGTAGCACATCACATAACAGATTAGGATGCACATTGCGGCCATTGCTAAGAATATCATGACGTTCCTCCTTTGATTGCTTTCATCGCCTCTCGCTCTGCCATCTCTACAGGAAGACCGTAAGCTAAGAGACCTTTGTATACTGACTGATATTGCTTGATTGCGTCGACTTTGAGTTCGTTGATGTCCATACCCTCGAGTGCATTACGAACCAGCTCTTCTGTCTCATCTGTGATTACATCCTTGCCATATGCTGTCGCTTTGGCGCAGCGGCTATGCTTGTTAACAATGACGCCAATGAGATTTGTGCGGTACTTACCTTTTGTCGAATGAACTTTGTTTTGTGCCTGAGACGTAAGCAGCTCATTGTATAGTGCACATGTGAACCCGCCTTGATTGTTGCGCACACAGAATCTACAACAGTTGTTAGGGTCTGGGGCGAGGCGTCCTCTGGCTGTATGGTTACAGAATTGACCCTTCGGAACTCTGACTTCGATTGAGACTGATATAGCTTTGAGACCGTTCATAGCTTCTTCAATGCCTCCTTCAATTTGTCTTCGTCCTTCGGGAGGTCATATATGCCATCAGAGTTTTTGGACCCTTGTATCCTGACAGCTTCGCCGACCCTCGGTATACGGCGGCGAACCCATTGCACACAGACTTTGTCCTTCACCCATATCTTTTCAGACTTCATGTGGTGGGGTACTCGCTTGAACCCCTTGACCTTTAGCTTGATATGTAAGGTGTCCATAACTCACAAATACCTCCTATTGGCTGTTCAGCCTGTTGATTACCGTCCACGCAACACATACCATCTCCACCTGCGGCACATGTGTTGCAGCATTCACGGATTGCTATACCTATTTCTGATGGTATCAAATCATCGGCAGCGCCCGAGAAGTCGTCAGGATTAAGTCCAGCCGCCTCCCAGTCGTACTCGCCGCAGTCGATGCTGCAATACATTGCTCCATCAGCAGCGTAGATTACTCTACAAGACCCGAGGTCTACATCACAAGACGCACACTTGTCAGTTGTGCGTTCATCACAGAACATCATTCCCATCATACTTGCCTCCATTCTCTGTTGGATATGAAGCCTTCACGTTTCAGATGGTTATACACTGTCGCTGTTGATACGTCGAATTGTGCAGCGATTTCTTTGATGCGGGACGAAGGGATGCGGGAATCCAGCCTATGAATGTAACGTGCTAATCCAAGACTGGACTCACGTGTATTCAAATGTGTGGAGCAGTTATATCTATCATCCGGTACACGAATACCACAGACTTGACAGATACCTACTTTACGCATATTAGTGTTAGTCACAATACTCACCTCCAATCTTGTAGTTCTCACATTCTTCCATCGAGACTTCGATAATGTTTACTGGCACAATGTAGGGATTGTATTCGTCCAGCATTTCAATACAACCTGCGCAGAGTTTAACGTCAGTCATTTGTTCTTTCTCCTGTCTTTGAATTTGGCTTCGAGTATTCGGGTCTTTTTGTAACAATCTTTACAATCGCGTCTGTAGCGCGTGTTGCCATCTGAGTCGAGACCGTCTTTGTAGAAGGCCTCGACTGGCAGCAAAGTGTCGCAGGTACCACAGACTCGATGCGTCGCTGTGTCGCGGGAGCCAATGAACATATCATCCATTGTTGCCGCCTCCTTTCTGTTTGCTGAGTTCTTCCTTATTGATGACTGTACTCAATCCTTCGGTTTGACATCCTATCTTTTTGAAACAACGATAGCACACGTACGCCCATGGACCGTATGTAAGTTTTGCGTCGTGGGTTGCTTGTTCGCTGTTGCATATCTGACATCTTTCGTTCAGACTCACGTCTTTTCACCTCCTCACATGCTGGACATTTCTCATGAAGATACACGAGACCCATCCATTTACACTTGGGACAAACTACAGGTATGCGGTATTCTTTCTGTGCTGAGACATTGATGTATGTCTTCATTGTACTACCTCCAGCTTTTGGTTCTCCCAGACAGCGCTGGCATTCGAGCTTCCGTTTAGATGATAGTATTCGCCAGTGAAACGTCTACAACCATTCTGACACACATCTATCAAGCGACGTCTTGTTTCAATACCACACTGTGGACAACGCATGTCATGCAGTTCCATTTCTGGGTGGTCAATGAATGCTCTACATGCTTTAGCACTGGACTCATTCCACAAGCTCATCTCTTCCAAACTGAACTCACGGTCACGGTCATAATATACGTCCGTGAAGAATATATGAAATTCGAGTTCACGTGGCAGCTGGAGCTTTGGACAATTTATGCGCGGGTCTCGTGCAATGATGTAGCCTTTGTATTCTTGATACTTTCGCATTGCTTGACCTCCTCTCTTCTGCAATCCCAGCAGAGTCCTTGTTTGTTCACATCGTTATGCAGGAACCAACGCCCGCATTCTCTACACATCCGTTCATTAGTAATCATATCTGGTCCTCTAATTCTGCAAGACAGCTTTGACATATCATATTTCCAGCCCCATCATCTACAAGTGTTTTTGGTTCGAAGTTTCGCTCGCAAAAGTCGCAGCTTGTTTGACATGTGCAATTACGCACATCTGATGCATGACAATCATGACATCCATATTCACCAATTATATTCAAGACATTCATCCCTTTCATCATAGTATTGACCATCGTAACCTTTGGCCATCAGAACTTCATAGCATCCGTAGCAAACATGTCTGTAGTTAATACCTTGGCAATCATGTGTCCAGAGCATTTCTGATTTATCATAGGTTTTCTGACAGTACTTGCATTGACGTGGCTCGGGCGGCGGGTCAGGGTTCATCACGAGTTCACTGAACGCTTGGCACGCGGCGCATTCATATGACGGACATGTTTGACCGTTACACATATCAGCATTGTTTAAGCTTTCGATTGTGCCGTCAAATACTTCGTTGAAACATTTCAGCTTAACCATTGACCTGTCCTCCTCTCAGCTTCAATCTTGTCTGTCGAGATGATGATTGAAATCTCATGCGGGAATGTGTTGTACGCTGTATCTAACTCTTCCTGAATGAGTTTCAGAGTTTCGTTCATCGTCTCAGGATAGTGGTGTGTTCCATTGTGAGCTATGTGGTATGTTGTTGTCATGCTACTGATTCTCCTTCCCCACCAAACACCTTGTCAACCCAATGAGTGTCTGAGAATAATGTGCTGGGATACAGTTGTGCATCGCCACCGAGTCTGTCCCAACATTCAGGACCGATTCCTCTTGTGATTGACTCAGGTGTTGTCAAGGTTCTGCCACAACGACCACACTTGCACATATGAAATATTGAAAGTTGTGGGCTGAGATTATCGAAGTTTTCGATTAGGTATTGGATTGCTCTCACGGGTTTGGAATCCGCACGCATACGCGATTTAGATGACGTGCGCACACGCATGTCGTCGCCGCGAAAGAATGCAATGTACTGATAATCTGAGTCGTTGTTGTTGCCGACAAGAAGCTTGATGAAATAGATGTCATCAGTCTTGTGCTTGTTCACCTTGTACGTGTAATGTGTGCCTGTGACACCGCTGAGTAATGTGAAATGCGCTTTGCCAGCGAGTACGAAATTCTTGGCATCTGTCTTTTCTAATTTGTGTTCCACGACTGAACCTCCTTAATTTGCTGGGCGGAGCTTGTGCCGCCCAGCTTCTTTTATTTTGAGCCGCAATCGACTCTACATATATTATATCACATTTTCTCGCGGTCGTGTTCAGTTTTTACAAATTTTAGTATCGGCTGCACAATGCGATTCTGGCACGTACAAAGGTCAATCCATTTCCCACACCTATTACATAATATCATTTGACCTTTGCGTTCGCATGGTTTAGGACTGTTGCATGGACAAGGAACAGATTCACACTCCATCATGTTCACACGGTCCAGTACTGTTACAGATAACGCAGCAGGTACTGTTGACAGGATGATTGTCATAATCATCGGCAAACGTAGGAACAGATGGACAAGACGGTAAACACGCTCCCTGACTTCCACAGGCAGTGCACGTGGCTCGCGAGCCTGAAATGGGAACACTAGTAGATACGTCACCAGGCAAGTTGTACTCATTCATCAGAGGCGCTTCATCCTGATATGCAAATATCTTATCTGTATATGCAAGCTGAATGTGTGGTACATTCTCAAGAGCCCAAACACGCTCAGTCCAAATTTCACCCTGCGGTTTTGCGGTTCTGAGTATCTCTGCAGCTGCACTTATACCGTCTGCTCTATCTACAATATGTGCTTCAAGGGATTTCGGTGGCACTGCTGCGCCGAACTCAAGTTTCCCGTGGTGGCTGAGTATGCAATGGACTAGTAGATTTAGCTTCGCTTGTACAAACGGATTATCAGAATCACAGACTTTGTCTGCAAAATTACTTATGAAATTGGCGCCGATGAATGTGTGGTCAAATAGATACCCTTCATCTGTATACTCAACAACAACACCGTTGATACGATAGCTGAAGAGTTTACCTAAGTCATGTAGCAAAGCTGCTGCTACGCACAAGTCTTCGTTAGCTTCAGCTATCGCACAGCTAATCGCCTTGGCTACACAGGCGGCCTCAACCGAATGGATAAGAGCTCCGGCTGCATACGCATGGTGAATTGTGATTGCGCCGGGAATGCTCAGCCACTTGGCTTTCAGTTGTCTGTATGCTTCGGCGCAGAGTGTCTTCAGTGTTGGGTCATCCATATCATCTATCATGGTCAGCGCACCTTCAAATATGGCGTTGACATCTATCCCGGAACTTGGCATAAAATCCGCGATAGTATAATCGGTTGTTGTGTTTAGTTTTGAGATGTTTAGTTGCTTCACACCTTGCCACTCTGTCACCTGTGCAGTGACTAACAAGATACTATTCTTCTCAGGTATCTTACCAGATGCCCAGTCCCAATAGTTACCCGAAATCTTTTCGAAACCATCAAACAAATCCATCTGTAGATACGGTTTCTTAGCTTTAGTTTCTCGAGCATTTGCACCAGTAACTACCAGCGGCATTACAACTTGGTCTCCTACTTCACACTCAGCTATTTTTCTGCGAGACATCTACTAGTCCTCCTTCGTATAGTATACAGCGTTGTCCTCATCAACAAGTGCGATGTCAGGTAACTGTTCAATACACTTGAGGATTAGGTCAGCGAACCCAGTGGCAACATGCAAAGTTTCTTTACCACCTTTGATTGGGGACAGCAGCGGTACATTGATACCGTCACGACCGGGTTTCCATTCATTGTCTGACTTTTTCATGTACCACTCACGAACATTGATACAGCGGTACCCATCGCGGGTCGCTGCGGAGACGACGAGCTTTGTTGCTTCCGATTTCTGCACTTCGCCAATGTGGACAAAGTTGTCCCATATCCTTTTCTTTTCAGCCATTATTTGTATCCTCCTAATTTTTTGTTGTATATGTCAAAGACGTGGCCGTCAAAAACATCGTATGAACGAAAGTCAGCTAATATATCATCTTGCGGAATGAAATCAATATCAGGACGTTCTTCCTTCTCACCCCAGCTTGGCAGTCCTCTCGAACAACCTGCTGTGATATTACATCTGAAATTCCGAAAGTCTGAGAGTACCCAGCGAAGTGCGCCGAGATGCTCGAGCTCATCCTTGTGGACGGCTAACACTACTTCATCATGTACGATATTGATGATGTTGGTTCGCAGACCGTGGTAACAGATGTATTTATACATGTCAATCAACTTATGCTTGATGTAGTCGGCAGCACATCCTTGTATCAATGCATTGGGAGCTTTATAACAATCGTCTCTTATCAACCTTCTCCGCCGTCCATAAAAGTTCTTGACGAACCCACGCATCTTGATTACTTCATGCACTGTCATGATAAAAGGCTTCGCCTCTGGTATCTGTGCAAAATAGTTTGCTTTGAACTCTATTGTTTCAGTCATAGTCATCCCGAGCATTTGCGCTGTATGTTCATTGCCTTGACCGTATATCAATGCAAAGTTTGTGGTCTTTGCTTTTTGCCGCTCTTCGTCTGTGACGTCCTCAATATTCTTATGGAATATGATTGCACCGGTTGCCTGATGAACATCATATCCAGCATCAATAGCTTCTAAAAGCCCCTTAGCTTTAGCATAGTGCGCAAAGAGTCTGTATTCAATCTGGTCTAAGTCCATGAACCATAATTCATAATCTTCATCAGGTACAAAACACTTTCGTATACGCTTGTCTTTTTTGGGCAGTGTCTGTAACGCCGGCTTAGTAATAGACATACGACCTGTAGTTGCCTCGGTCTGATTGATTGAGCCGTGTACTCGATATGCGCTGTCACGTTGGTCATAGATACCTACAGCATAAGTGTTTAGAAGCTTCTCGTTCTTCCTATATTCTAAAACCTTCTTGACAATTGATACGTCGTGTTTCTCTGCCAGCATATTCAGAGAATCTTTATCAAGTGATGGATTACCTTTTGCTGTCATTGGAATCCAGTCAGGGTTAACACCGAGCTTAAGCAACACTTTATGTAACTGAGCACCAGAGTTCATATTAAACATCTCGCCAGCTTCTTCGTATACTGACGACTCAGCTTCATCACACGCCTGTTGTAGACCTTCTTTGAGTGGTGTCTCATAGTCAGCATCAACAGTCATGCCAATACGTTCCATAGCATAGAGACACATCATCAACTCCATCTCATTGAAGTACAGGTCTAAAAGCTCGTCCTGTTTACACTTAACATATTCCTTCATAAACACGTGATAACAGTTCCACACGTCTGCATTAGCATACTCAGTGATTAACTCTGCCGGGAAGTGACGATAGTCTTTAACTCTATGAACCTGCTTGTAGTTGTCCACCATGTATTCAAACTTGACTATACCCCACTTAGCTGCTAAATCAACTAATTGAAATGACTTACGGTTTTCATCTGCTAACTTAGCTAATACAACAGTGTCATGAAGTCTACCTACAAGTTTGACGTCTGCGTTAGCAAGCATGTGCATATCGAACTTCATATTGTGCGCTATCTTTTCAATCTTAGGATTTTCAAGCAGCGGCGCAAGGGCGCGGAACTTATTAAATGGTGCACTGTCAAACATACTCCAACACTCACGCCCATCACAAATAGATATGAGGAACGGAAAGTCTTGAGGTATAGCTTGCTTCCCAGTACCGACCCAACGTCTGACATGTTCCGGTGGTACTATATGAGAAGAAGCATAGTGCGGATGTGTTTCAGTATCAAACACAATGTGTTGTCGTCCGTCTACTTCAAACGGTTGTATATTGTCTAAGATTTGTTGAGGGTCTTCAGTGACGAAAAAGTAGTCAATCTTATGTTCACTAAAACCCTCGGCGCTGTAACTAAAACCAGCACCCTTCTGTATAACAGGTTTCTTTTTTGCTTGTATCAATTCAATACTCCCTTCGTTTCTTTCTTTTGAATGAGCTTACTGTGCGTGGTATCATATTGATACCAGCAACATATCCGCCATCACTTTCTTTTTTCTTTTTCGCTGCGATAGCATCCAGCTTAGCTCTATACTCTTTATATAATTCGCAAACTGAATGGCACTTAGGTTTTCTATCTGTACAGTTCCAACAAGGTCCTTCCATTATACCATCATCAACTCCCGCCCGCTGAATATAGGCACTAACTCACCAGCGAATTGAAATACTAATCTGGTATAGTTTGTATGAGTTGCGCTATGGTTACCGCCTTGACTGTGCCAACGCAATAATCGTATCACATCTGTAGTACACCATACGTCTATGTTATATAAATCTCTGGCATAGTTCCAGATTTCCATAAGTGTCAAGAGATTATGTTCAGGGTCAAGTAAGTCTCTCTGTCTATAATCATCAGTGAGTCTGTAGGGCTCCACTGGCGTTGCACGCAGCCAGTATCTGCTTATTTGAGCTAGACCGAACCATTGACCGTTGCTACTTATAACTTTTGGGTTGAAGGTGCTCTCGGTTATTATAACACCATAGATAACCCACTCAGGATAGCCGTGCTCATATGCTAAGTGTCGGATTAAATGTTGTATCTCAACGCAAGCATCAACTTCCCACCCGTTTTTATACACTTCATAAATAGGTTTTAGGTCTTCTTCAAAATCACCGTCAAAGAACGGCAGCGGGGTGACGATTAGTAAAGCAGCCAGAATCCAATTCACACTAACACCCCATTCATGTGGTCTATCTCATGCTGCATGATAACTGCGTGTAACCCATAGAGGTCTATTGAGTTCTTTTTAGACTGTGGTGTTCGCTGATACATGATGCGTATAGCATCCCACCGCTTCACTGTCTTCTGACCGTCTAAGCTCAAGCAACTCTCTGTCGAGTCATGAGCAGTACTACTCCGTTGCGTCACCACAGGATTGATGTATGCCTGATAAAACTTCTCGCCATCCTTCTCGTTAATCATCACACATACCCGCTTAGGTACACCAATTTGTATGGCAGCAAGTCCGACACACTCAGGGTCTGATTGAGCCGCTGCGGTATCTTTGAGGTCTTGTATTAAGTCATCAATGTTATCATGTTTAGATACACGCCGGCTTTGCTTTATGAGGACATCGGTATCTCTGCAAATTTCTTGCACAGCCATTTACTGTACTCCTCCGTTTCTACAAATATAATCGGCTTGCCATAACGTTTCGCAATTTCAAACTCGACCGTACAACCATCATAGTTGTACCAATCATCGACTAAGACGAGGGCGTCGCACTCAGCGAGCTCCTGCGTGATTGTCTTGCCAAGCATAGCGATGCGTGTATGGTCTATACCTTTAGTCTTAATACCCTCTTCATACTCATCAGGTCTATAACTGTGTAGTAGTTCATACAAGACGCCACTACGAGCAGACCAAGAAGCTAAAGCTCTACGACATCTCTCTACATACAGTGTTGGGTTTTCTTTACCTTTAAGTCCGTTGCTTAACATAACTTTTAATGGTTTCATTTTGTCACCTCATACTTGTATCGAATATATCTAGCGTTGAACGCTTTGACAGGGATTCGATTTATTCGTTTGTTCTCTACTAAATCTACAATGACAAATCTGACACGGTTTTGATTCATCCCTGCTAATTCAGCAATTCTACTTACAGCTATTACTTTGCCAGTGTTACGTTTGATTACTTCGAAGACTTTATCTTGCTCAGCTTGAGTAGTTTCGATTTTAATCGTTGCCATAACGAAGCCTCCTGTTCCCATGGATACGGTAGGTAAGCCCACCAAAAGGGTTTGAATTCTGCCAGATACGCATAGTTCTTATTATCTAAGACTATCATCGTTTTATCATCTGGACTTACTTTACCTAGCATTGTCCTGCGATTATCCGGATAGAATACGATTATAGTTTTACTGTGTGCTGGGTGGTTATCGGTTGATATTCTCCATTGCATATAATTACCTCACTTGCTATGAGTCCGTAATCTATATAATATAATTATTCAAAATATTTATTACGGACTCGCTATTAGTTACTAAATAAGCCATGTTTTAATATTTGCGTCACTTAATAAGTTAATTCCTGTTGGGTCCTTCCATTCCTTAAAATAGTAAACTCCGCTAAAACCGCCGGGACAATTGATTATCGCTGCGGCGCATTGTACACAGGGCGATAAAGTGATAAACATAACTTTACCTGCTATATGATTGTTGCATTTAACTAATGCATTTACTTCAGCATGTATACATCCATATTTACCTTCAGTAAAACACAGACAATCATATAGTCCCTTCGGCCCACCGTTAATACCGATTGATAAAACTTGTAGTAAGTCACCATCGGTAATAACAGCTGCCACTTGTTGTTCACTACACTTGGATAGTTTAGCTAAGTCTTCTGTAAACCGTTTGAAGACTTCAACTCTGTTTTGATTGTGCATTGATTTCCTCCATGAGATAAGTTTTAATCTCTTCAAGTTTTCCGAGACCTCGCTTATTCCATCTACTGTTTATGTGTGTATTACGTTTACTGCAGAGTCTTTTGAACGGGTTCATCTGAACCTTAAACTCTGTACTACACATTTCACAGGCGGGTAACACATTAAACTTTGTATATTTGCCACCAAGTTCAAACGGGATAAAGTATACTCTGGCTGATATGTCTTCTTCTTCACAGAAAGCACACTTCCCGAAATGTGTACAAATGTCTAACCACTCTTGTTCCGTTAATGGGTCGCAGGGATGCTGTGATAATACTTCCAACCAGTTTTTCAAATCTTTGTCTGCGCCAGACCTACGTTTAGCAAAGTATCTTTTATTGTACTCTCTATTCGGTGAAGCACAAACAGGACAGCGTGAAAGTTTAGTTGGAAACTCCCAGTTGCAATCTCTACACTTCGTTGAATCCATAATACACCACCGGTATAAGATGAGGTATGTTCATGAGTTGTTCATAACCGTCATAGATTTTGTCAAACTCTTTTTTGTTCTGAACATAATCCTCACCACGCTCTGTTGCACGTTTCCATAACAAAGCTTTTTGCCCAGTACAGTAAATCAATAGGCCACCCATCTGAGCAACTTTAGTCTCAAGCTCATACATCATTGGATAAGACATAATATTCGGGTCACGACCTTTGATTGGACCATACACCATCTCGCTATACCAAGCACGGTCGAAGATTATGTTCTTAGCAGACTTCAACATCTGTAGGTAATTACCTGCCATGAGTTTCTCTTCTTCTTCGTTCTTAGGATAGCTCATCCTAATCAATTTATAACCGGTTTGCTTTGCCATCTTTTCGGCTAACATTGATTTGCCAGCGCCATCGGGTCCTTCAATAATAATAATCATTCTTCATAATCCTTTCGACAGTTTGGACAATAGTTAAACCATTCTCCGCACATCTTTTGTGATAGCCAACCGAGTTCATCGGCTTTGTATTTCGCGTCCCACCACGATTCTTCCTTGGGGCCGTACTCGCCGCAGGCATCACACAGCGGTTGATTGTTTTCAATTGCCATAGAGCAGCGGCCACCTTTCTTCTAAGAAATGTGTCGGATAGTAACTTGCTAACATATCGCCAGGAATGAATTGCTCATCACCGCAGCACATCTTACCTTCACGACATTTGCCGTAGAGACAATCCGGCCCGGCGTTGCTGAACATAAGCTCTCCATCGATAGTCTTAACAAGTGCTTCCCATATTTTATATGTGACGTATTGAGTCTCGTTGGTATTGCGGTTACACGAACGTGTTCGAATGAAATGCATCCAAGACTCATGGTTGCCTTGTATGATGAGTATGTTCGATAAACCTTGCGGAGCAATATAACCGGCGGTATCATTATCTGTCATCTCAGCGATTTCTTTATAGGTCTCCATAGCACGGTTACAAGCTTCCAAGTATTTCACAACTGCATTGGCACCTTTTTCAATAATCGCATAAGGTACGACAAATTGTGCTTGGTCACTATAATCACTATATTGAAGTGACGCACTCACATAAGTAATACCGACTTGATGGGTTCGAGCTTGTGCCAGGAATCTGCGGCTCGCACCTACAACTGCTATAGTGATAGGTGAGAAGCGTTTGATTGTTGAGTGTGGTAAATCTACAACTTTGTCTGCACCTGCGGGGTTGACCATAGTCTTACAGAACAAATCCTGTAGGTCTGCCATACACTTAATGCTGTGGCCACGTTGTGTTAACTTAGCCAGAAACATCATCATTCCTGCAGGTGACCCACCACATTCATTTAGTACAGCTACTTCAATGTTCTTCATAGTCTGAATCCTCCATACAGTCATCTTCAATTTCAATAGACACTTCAACACCCTCAAGCTTTGAAGGTCCACCGAGTATGTTGTGTATTTCTTCTACGTCTATCTCGCTCAGTGTAGCGAGCATTTCGGCGAATGTTCTTTGGCATAACTGCATAGCCATGCCCATTGATAAAGCATCAGTTTGATAGAACATACCTATGTCACCGTCGGGTTTTATAATGAATGCTATGAACTCATCGCTCTCAGCAATTTCATTATTCATTTCAACTTTACAAACAGGTTTCATCATACTAATACCCCTCATCCTGACGCTTATGGTTGATGCCAATCTTCCGTAAATACATTGAATACCATAATTTAGCATCGAAATCAGCCGCCAGCATAATATTCATAAAGAAGTGCCAAGCATCTACTAATTCTTCTTGAACTTTATGCATCGCAAGGTCTTGTTCTATCTGTGCTAAGTTAGAATAATCCTTCCATGGCTTAAAGAACGGTAACTCATACAGAGCTTCATGTATCTCTGCGGTGAGGTGTATACTCATCTCTTTGATATAGGCAGCGCGTTGTTCAACTGTCCAATCATCCATATCAGGATAGAGTCTCTTTTGAAACCGCTCTTGGTGTTCCAGCATGTCAGTTAACATTTCCATTAGTCTAAGTTAACTCCTTTCACTGTCATGACACGATAGTCAATCTGTTTTGTGCACTGCTCATAGATGGCCGGGAATTCAGCCTTAAGCACCGCGGAGTCGACACGTTTTTGGGAGCGCGGCGACCATTTGATGATATAATCCTTTGTGTAACCGATTTCAGTATCCCTGAGCTTATCCTTCATTTTGTTCTGCGCCTCATCCAAAATCCGCTCAAGTTCTTTGATTTTTTGCTTTGTTGTGAAAATGGTTTCAACTATGTCATTCGTTGTATCATCTTCAAAAGTGATTTCAGAATTCTTAACAACATCCTTATAGACAGTGTTTGCAAATTCAGTATCAGTCGCTTGCATTTCGGGTTCTTTAAGAGCCAAGACGTTATCGAACCAGAAGGCTTTAGCGGCCGGGATAATCGTGTTATCAAGCAGTTCATCATTCCTGAAAACTTCATAGTGATAAAACTTGTTACCTCCAACAAGACACGCAAATGCACCCTTCTCCAATCCTAATACCCACAGATACCATTGTAACTGATACATATAGGTAAGTAATATTTCACCGTCAGCCCATTCATCGTTCATATACTCACTTGTAGTTTTGCATTCAAGAATTCCTAAAGGATTGTTGTCGTCATCTACAATGAGTCTGTCGATGTTGGCGAAAGCCCATTCGTAATCTTTGTGCTGCAGTGATGCTTTGATAGTGACAAGCTTAGCGCCGGTGCGCCGTACATATTCATCTGCCACCACAGGTTCTAACATGTGACCGAAATGCATCCTCTCACGAGATGCGTCGCTGGGTGCAAGTGCTTCTTCGTATTGGCCGGTCTTACTTAAGTACACTTGCCTTGCTGAGGTGAAGGGGCTCACGCCGAGGATAGGACCGATGTCTGAACCACCGATGCCACGCTTCCTGGCGTCCAACCATGCCTTCTCATCCGACTCTTGAGTCGCTGTGTCGAAGACTTTACAGTTGGTCAGTTTTTTGATTGCTTCCATTTTGTTTCTCCTTATAATTAAATATTAACATAATAATGTTTACAAGTAGTATACCAGTAGCGATTGTGATTTGCACTATTTGTAGTGCTACTGTTAACGTCATAGTTCATGACCACACTTTTCACAGACCTTCGGCGGTCTTTTCTTATATGGGAACGAGCTTGTACCGATATAGAACCAGTAAGGACCAACCTTTACAAAGCTTGAGTCGTTCTCAGCTTTATAATATCCGTTTAATCCTGCCTTAACAACGTGACCCGTTTGTACATCACCAAACTGAACACCGTGTATATCAATTTGATATGTCTGATAGTTTTCAGCAACATAATCACGTATCTTGCACGCTTCTTCGAACGGTACAGCATCTTTCATAATGATAGATGTTTGACCCTCACCTACGTATTCTAATGTGGCCTCGATAAAATTAACGAGTCCGTGCTTGCGTAAAGCAACTTTCCATTCTTCTTCTTGTGGCATGTTACCAGATTCCAAAAGCTCACAGTCTTTTGTCTGAGCTATCGTTGGAAACGGGTAACCGCCAGGAACTACTTCACGACCATCATGATGTGCACCAACAATTAACCACTTCTCACCTGAAGGTTTATGCAGCACTGTGTCGCTGGGTCTAATAGTCATGGCTTGTGTAATAACCTTTTCTCGCAAGTTCAATCTCCTCCTTCGTAACTCGTCTTGTTGTCAAGTCTTCGAATAAAGCTGTACCCAACGGGAGTCGTCTATAATCGCCACGACTTTTCTCTACAAGATAGTTAGTTGTCATGAATTTCAGCAGCATTCTTAAATCATCTTTTGCAAGACCTGTGTAATCTTCGAGTGTTGCACGACTGAAGAATGGTAACTGATATATAATATCTGCCATTTCGTTGGCGTCTGGAATAGGTAACGTTAAGAATTGTGCACGCAATTCTGTCAAGTTTGCATCTGATGAATCTGTAGTAGCATGTTCTTGCTCACTAAGTCTGTCATAACCAAATGACTTCGCACAGTAAAGCTCTTCCATAAAGTCAACTACAAATTGCACGTGCTCTGGCTTAACTACAATGTTCTCAAAAGTATCATCTGTAGAAACCACACAGGCCGCGGCGGCGATGCTTAACCTGGCAATCTTCATACGTTGGTCAGCAGCTTCAACTATTGGTACCTTGGAAGAATACTTCGCACCCATGGCTGTTGCACTCTCAAGGATTGCTGTCGTTGCTTCTTCTGTAATAATAATGTTCTCTGGCTTTCTGGACCACGCCCAGAGTACTCTCGAATTACAGGCGTCTGAAGTGAATATGTGCGGGACCGCCGGTATTTCTTTAAGGGGTCGGTTGATGAGTGCTGCATCGACATCTCCAGATGCGACAGCCATTGCGATATCCAATCTGCGCACGTCTTCAGATTTTCCCATAAGCTTGAGGATTGCAGAAACTCCGTAAGTTTCGCTATTAAGCTGGCGACCATTTCGTGGATTGCTAATATAAATGGCTCGAGTTCTTGAAGTAGTCTCTGCCGTGATAACTCCAGTAGCCTTTGCGACGCCTGAGCTCCGTACATCTGACATGATTGCAAGGTCATGTTCATCAAGTCCTGACAGCTCATCGATAGTAAGCAATCCTCCATCGTTAAGTGGGAAAGCTCCCCACACAAGAAACCACCGTTTGTTGTTCTGCTGCATTGAATAGACAAGACCAGTCCTCCTTGAAGATTCACCGCTGTGTAGCTCGCCTAATCTATAATGACTCATTAGACGCTCTACAACTGTTGTCTTTGCTTGGCCTGAGTCTCCGATGATTAGCAACTCACCCCAGCCTCTTTTTACATATTGTTCTTGGAAATAAAAGCTAAGCACTGTATGATAGACTAAATCTACACCGATAGCTATATTGCGTCGCTCCCAGATATAGGTTACATTGCGTTCTAAATCTTTATGAATAGTGTTGAACTTTTCTTTAACTGTTTTACCCTTAGCTTTTTGAAACAGTTTCAGATGTTCTATAGTTTCTTCATTCAATTCAAAGTCGCTTATCATATCTTTTTCTGGATAGCTTTTGTCAAACACCAGAGATGCAGCTTGGTTATTTGGGTCTGGCCATAAAAACCCAGCCATTGTATATCTCTTGTTTGTTTTGAGGTTGCTACCTATGAAGTATCCCGAACGTACTACGTATTCGTGTTCCTTAGAGAATCCAAAGTTCGCCTCAGCCTTCGGAATTAACCTCAGCTCTTCAATATTCATGAATTCTTCGATTAGTAACATTTTATCAGTACAACGTTGGTTGATACTTAACATATCAAAGATTGTAGCATCTCGCTGTTTCTCAGAGCACTTAATCAACCGTTGTAGTTCTTCATCACTGGATTGCATGGTCTTACGTATTTCTCCTGCATGTTTTGCAAGAGCACAGTGCTGACATTTCTTTTGACTTTCTCCAGCAGCTTCACCACATCTAACTACAAAGGTTTTAGGACAGAGATATGGTGTATTGTCTTTACCAGATACCATTACAGGTACACGTAATCTTTTACCGTGTAAGTAAGCATCTGAGCTATGTGATAGATGAACTTCTATTGCTTCTGATTCATCTGCAAGACGGTCTTCAGTAACGTTTGGGTCTACGTATTTTGTCGCACCATCTATAAGCGTTTGAAAGTCCTCAGCCGCCATTTTATTCTTAACAAAGAAATCCGTAATATCACCTTTGTTCGGAAAATCTTCAGGCCAATTGACAACATAGACATCAACAACATGATACAGCTTATCACAAAGCTTCCTCGTTGCATTGCGTCCCGCTTCGTCGTTGTCTTGCATGAGGATAACGCGTTTCTTATTTCTAAATAACTTTGTCCAGTCAGGCTTCCAGGTTCCAGCCCCACTCGTAGCACAAGCCGCTGGGAACCCGTATTGTTCTGTGATAATGGTGTCAAGCTCACCTTCTGTCCATATGACGTAATCAAGTTCTTGCTCGAGCACTCTTTCGATATTGTATATCCTGACTTCACCGTAGTTGTTTTGTAATTCGTCGACATAATTCAACACCTTCCAATTGTCTTCTGTTGAGTTCCACTTATATCTACGGAAGTTGACTAAGACGTTGAACTCATCATAGACAGGTATTGTTATTCTTTCTCCATCCCAACCCAATTGAAACTGACGTAGCGTCTCATCAGTTAGTCCTCTCTTCTCTTTAATCATTTTGCGAATCGGACCTGTAAGCTTCATCAGAGCTTCATGATAATGACGAGCCAGACCTGGGTCAATCTCAGGTCTTGTAGGTTTCGTCCCATCAGGTCTCGGTATCTTCAAAGCGTCACCCATCTGGAACCATGCTTCTTCAGAGCTGCACTTGTACAACAGTTTATACATTGTATGTATATTACCTTTAGTGTGACAACTGTTGCAATAGTATACGCCCTTTGTTAAGTTCACTGTTAATGACGGGTTTTTATCAGATTGCGACTCGTGTAAATATGTGAAAGGACATTCAGCTTTGGCCTCTACACCTCTGCGCTGAACATTTTTAAGTTCGTTTAAGAAGAATGCTTCATTGTCTATTTCAGCTAATATGCGATTTGTGTATTCAGACCACTTAATACCTCTCACCTCCTGATATGTTTACACAACAGCTGTCTCTAACCATTTCATTTAACCACTGCGCGGCGAAGCAGCGGCACTGTTGTGTTAACATTGTTTAATACTCTGTACCTTCAGTATCTACAGGAGGTGCCGTGTCTGTGGCTCCAGTATCATCCATATCGTACTGGAGTGTTTGTAAGCTGTTACGGAAGCTTTGATACAAAGACATACCGAATGCACGGTCATCTTCGCTTGTTTGCCCGGCAGGCGATGCGGTGATGATGAACCATTCATTACCAGCTTTTGCCATTGTCTTTTCATTGAGAGTATAGCCATAGTTCCACATGTTTTGCATTGTAACTTTAGCCAAGCTATAAAGCTTTTTACCCTCGTTGTAATTTGTTTTTGCGAACGATAAAATGATGGGCATACGCTCGCCTTCAAAGAATCCAAAGAAGTTAATATACTTAGTGCATTTCGGAAGCGATTCCTTACCCTGCTTAGTGTTATCAAATTCACAACGCTTACAGGACGCACACAACAGAGTTGACCCATCAGACTTTACGCCTGTCTTGCCATCTCTTGCGATACATAAAATACCGCCACCTTCAGACCGGTCTCTCCAGTCAACGTTATTGTTGAACTTGAAAACAGGAATGAATGTCTTGCCGTTGTATTTCTCTTTCGTCAGAGAGTTGATAATGTCTCCTTCTTCTGCCTCTTTGTCTTTGCGCTCAGGGCTCAGTGTTTGTACGACTTTAACTCTGGGTACAATCATATCCGTGGGGTCTTCGTCTTCAAACCCTAACGGCATGCCTGTTTGTGTGGCTGCGAGTGAGGTATTCTCAACTTCTGCAGACACTTCGGTACCTGTTGTTGGCACCGCGACTTTTGCTGAACTTGCCATGTTATTGTATCCTTTCTTATTTTATTGGTGTCTCCACCTATATTATATTATACCACATTTTACTTACAATGTATACGCTGCACCTTACGGTAATTTTTAATTATTCAGCGTTTATGATGCAGGAGCTATTGCACTACCTGTTGCCACAGCGTTGTCGTCACCAGTAGCTCTTCGTTGACTCTTGTATAACGTGTCCGCGGCCTCAACACACTTTGTAGCTATTGCGTCAGCTACGAGGTTAGTAACTACAAATTCTCTGAGCATGTCATCATCCAGTAAGAAGCCGTTGTTCTTCTCTGATAATTCACGTGCTTCATCAAGCTTGTCTTTTTTCTCTTCACGCACATGATTATATTTATCAAAAATTGCTAACATGATTTCCCGACCTGATTGGTCACGATTCAACAGCTGTTGTGCAGTGACTTTGCCAAACGGAATTACATGTCCCTTAATATGATAGAACGTTACATCAATCTCAGCATTTTTACACTTATCAGATACCTGTTTAATTTCAAGTAGTATATCTTTATTTTTAACAGGTTCATTGATTGAAGTAACCCAGCCCTTTTTTGACCAAGTATCGAGCCAGTCTTTCGTCATTGCGTTGAACAGATATTCAGAGTCAGTAATTATCTGCGTCTCTAATTTAGACGACCACACATAATCTAACGCTGTTAGAAGCGCTAATAGTTCACCTCTCTGGTTTGTGGAATTGATTTCATAGTTAGACCTACACTCTGTCTTAATGACGTTGAAGTCTCTGTCGAAATGCTTTATGAATACACCACCAGCGGCGATACAGTCAGGCTTACCGTTACGGCGACATGCACCGTCAATTGATATTCTTAACATTATAAAATCACCATCCCATAAAAACTCATCGCCGCAAATATGAGACTTATCGCTGCATACATAATATGCATCTTAACAGTCTTGCCACGTATTGCGGCAGTTATGCTTATTATTGACATTATCATCAGAAAGATAATAAATACAATCTTCATTGTTTGAACCTCCAGTTCTTAAACAGTGCTTCAAGAGAATCGTATGGACACATAGCACACTTTGCATGCTTATCAAACGCTGGATTACCAATACGTATCTCAAGAGCTATTGGACAGTGTCTATGAACAATTGCTTTGATTTCATAGTCTTTTCCGTTTTCCAATCCCATCGAGCCATTTGCACCGATAAAAGTAGCTCTCATTTTAGTGCACTCCTTCCATATCTGTGGCAATATCAACGAAGCGTATCATTTTGGGCTGCACTTCATCAACAGTACCATCTTCATACTCTACTATCCCAAACATAGTAGCTACTTGACCACCAGGCGCTGAGCCTATAGCCATACCCGGTGGTACGACATTTGCGAATTGTTCCCATGTGTGAAATAGGGCTCGTCTATTCCCGACTAAACATGGTCTAAGATTTAGTTCTTGCAGCTTCATTCTGCACCTCCTTAAAGAATTTGAACATCCGTTCACACTTTTCATAATCGACACAAGTAGCGACAACAACAGTCTCAACTGCTGCGCCATCACCATATATTGTAGTTTGACTTGTGGTGGAAGTGAAATCCTCACACATACTACAATAGTCATGTAAGACTGTTTCAACTCTAATCGACATCGATAACCTCCTTGTCAAACTCAACCGTGTCACCAATTGTGACTGGATGATACCTAACCATCTTTAATGGCACAGCGGCGAAGTTACGATTCCGTGTAGTCTCACATGTCCCACCGTTGGTGAAACACGCATTTTTGCGACACTCTGTATTTTTGTCAGGGTCACACAAATATAATTCAAAATCATTCTTCATCGCCAACGAACCTCTTAAAGACCGGGCAGTTAAGTGACGTAGTGCCCAAGACGTTTTTGGACTTACCGAAAGTGGTTACCTCAATCTTGCGACCAATGTAGTCTTCAGCATTTTCCCATATACGTCTACGCATTGAATCATCAAAACCGCTGCCAACACCTAATCTGTTACCTTCAAACTCAACAACTAAAGCACCCAGCATATCTTCGAATTTGCCTGTGCCCTCAAGCACATCTATTATAGGAAGTATATGGTCTTCAGTATGTTTAACTTTGATTAACTGTTTAGAACGTTTGATTTCATACAGACCTCTTGCTGAATTAAGCATCACACCCTCACCACCGTCTTGCCAAATCTTAGCAACCATAGGTGTAACTAAATCCATATTCTGCGCAAGACCTAATATGGGCACATGCTTAATCAACTTAAACTCTGCGTCGTGTATTCCGAATGCCTGAGTGAGCTCCCAGCGCTTATTTACATCAGGTACGAGATACCCGATGCTTTCACACTGAAACGTAGCGGCCAAGCGTGTTTTTCTCTCCATCGCAGAATATTTAGATTTACCGCTATAAAACTCAGCAATCGGCACCATATCAAATATGTTGTACGTAAGACCTTTCTTAATACCCTTGCTTGATGCTATAGAGTTGGTCGCTTGGCGCAGTGCTATCGAGTCTAAGAATTCACCTTCAGCCAGTAGTTCACCGTCATACATACAATTGTTTGGTAACCACTTAGCTTCCTTAGCAATGTCAAGCAATCCATCATCTTCATGGCCGCTGCGGCTAAAGAATCTACAAGAGCCATTTTCTTTGATGAGTATCCGGCGTGCTCCATCCAGCTTTTCTGTCACAATCACCGGCCAATATTCAGAGGATGACATATTGACTTTGGACTGGTCTGTCCCCAGCATACAACCGACTCTGGGGATGAAGTTTTCTCCGAAGACAGTGTTGAGTGTTTTTACATCAACACCTATCTTAAGATTTTGTGTTACAACAGCCTTAGCCATCTCAACAATGTAAGGCTCATTCGTAACTTGTGCACCTGCTTTGGCGCGGTTAATGTAACGCGCAACCATCGCGAGGTCGGTGTCCGTACCTGTCTGATGACCTTTGAGATACTCGATAATCGCAAGTGTGTCCCAGTTATCATCGATGTCAGTTATCTCCATTGCTTTAGCAAGCTTCAGCTCTGAGATACCTGTCTTAACATACGGATTGTAGATGAAATGCAGAATCTCTTTGAGTCCTTCTTTATCTGCATTTTTACGCAACAAATATTGTTTATCTATGTAGCCGCTTGTGTTTTGTATAAGATTTAATACTCGTGCGCATTCATATTCATACATCTATAATTTCCTCCAATTCGAATTCAATTCTCAACCGGTTCTTGAAGACTGCAAGGGTTGAACTTACATAAGATTGAGATACTCCGACTACTTTAGCTATCTCAGTTGTTTGAGCGGTAAAATCTGATTCTCTCCAATTATCTATAATGGCTCTTTGTTTATCATTGAGCAGTAAGCTCTGTTCCTCAAAGATACTGTACATGTGTTTTAACCGCTCTTCACTGGTCATCATGTCTTCTGGTGATTGACCAGTCGCAATACTGTCGATGTATTCACTCCCTTCTTGTGTTGTATTATGATAAGAAACAAATTCAATCTTATTTTTTGTATTAAGCGTCCGTATATATGAACCTAATGCATTGTATATACAGACCGTTGCATAAGTGCTGAATTGTATTCCTTTCTCATTCTTAAATGTTTCCGCTGCTTTCCAGAGGGCTTCAAAGCCAAGGGACTCAGCTTCTGAGTCATGTTGTAAGTGCAGTCTATGAATCTGTTTCCAGACTAAACCTTTATTCTTCTCTATTAGCTCCTGCACGTAGTTTGGCCTCCTCGATAATTTCAGCTACTTGTTGCAATGACCTACAAACACCTCCGACGGCACCGCACTCAAGCATCTCTTTTATAAATAACGTTTGGTGAGGCGTACACTCACCGTCAACTGTTTTTAATTCAATGATTGTAAAGACACCTTGTACACACAAAAATAAATCTGAATAACCCTTCGCATATCTATCACATATACGAAGTACTTTAATTCCATCACGTCGCTGTGGCGCTAACCATTCAGTCACTATTCTCAGCAGTTTCGACTCGTCCTTGTACTGTTGGCTTGATAATGATTTTTTCATGTTCACCGTCCCATTCAACATCAAGTGTATCGCCTAATGTAAGTTTCCATTGAGCAACTACAGATGTTGGTATTTGTACTAATACGTTAAGCGGATTAGTAACTCTCACTGTCTTTAAGTACATCAGCTTTTAAGTGATTGAGCACCGCATAACTAGCCCGACCTTTTCCCTGTAATACATCGCTATATAAGATGCGGTCAATCGTTCCTTTCGTTATCATTATATAATAGTAACAATGCTTCGGTTGTCTCTTCTTGTCACCATATATCCGCTCCATACTTTGTTTGAATAATTCATAAGACCAATTCAAACTGAAATATACATTTATGTGACAATTCGTTAAGGTAAGACCCTTATCTGCTGAAGCAGGGTTCGCCACAAGGTATCGAATTGCGCCAGACTTAAATTGTTGGATAGCAGTGTTCTTATCTCCGATTCCGACTCCGCCGTGTATGACCCTACACTTATCCTTAAGCCGTTCTTGTATAAGATTGAACTCAATTCGGTAATTAGCCCAGATAATAACTTGCTCTTCACCAAACTGTTTAAGCAGACGGTCAAGTTCATCAAATCTGTATGGGTCAAGTAAATACCATTCCTGTTTGTTATCTCCATAGAATTCATTCTCCTTCTTAGCTTGTGTATCTATTACAAACCCACTAGTCACTTGATTCAACTTATTGAGTTTAGCAGCAGTGCTGGGCGCAGTTATTTGAAGTCCATCCTGTAGTTCCAGATACAATTCATTTTTCAGCAGGTTATAATGTTTCCGAAGCTCTTCAGGTATAGTCATCTCCACTTCTATAAACGTGCGCCCAGGCGTATCTAAAACGTCCTCTTTATCGACGTATATAGCGTGTTCTTTTACAATGCTTAATAATTCATCTTTTCTATCAGGTCTGATACACAGCTTTTCATATTGCGGGTTGAAGCTGATGTTAGTGAAAAAGTATTGTTTGAACTGGGTGTAGCTCGGAGGCATACTATAATAATCTATTGCACGCATCTGCATGAAGTATTCCCATTCACCGTTTGGCGCAGGTGTACCGCTGAGGAGATAAAATCTCTTGACAGTATGTGCGAATTCAACGATTGCTTTTGAAACGTTAGACTTTGGACTTTTCATATCAGATGATTCATCTACAATGACGCCATGGAATCTCTGTTGTTCAAAATGCTCCATATAATTCACAAATGACTCTGTATTAGTAACGTACACCTGCGCAGGTGTATTGATGTTATCAATTCTTCCCTGTTTTGTTTTGGCCCAACAGTTTTGAAACTTCAACCGCGGTACAAATCTTCTGCTGTCTTCCAGCCATGCATTCTCAATTAAAATAAGCGGACAAATAACCAACCACTTATGAGTTGGATTCGCCGCTATATCATCATGTATTATTGACAGACTCAGTGGAGTCTTGCCCGTGCGTGTATCATAAAAGAACGCATATCTATCACGAAACTTCGCAATCTCACGTCCTACTTGCTGATGAGGGTCAAGTGTAAGTGTAGATGTAACTACACATGATTCTCTCGGACCATTGGCCATTAAATCTTTAATGTTCTCGCGTGATACAATCTCTTGTAAATACTGGTCTTGTATCTTGACAGGCGCCTCGGCGATGTTATCCATAGTAACACCACGAAAGCGTTTAAGTATCTCTGGTAATCTGTGTACAGAAAAAGTAAACTCAGTGCGTTTCCTATTTGAATGAATAGGATACATACCGACTAAATCACCAAGCACATCACCAACAATTGTTATGTGTCTATCGTTTACGACTATCTTATTAGAATAACCCATTAGAGCAGTGTCACCCACCTCTTAAAAATTCGACTAAATATTTCCCGCCGGACAGAAATACATCCGGCGGGCAGCTTTCACCATTTCAATGCACAATAAGATGTGCGATAGTTACTTGCTTGAGAAACCCCTCTGTGCGGCACTTCAAGAGATGAAGACTATCTGCATGAATACGGCGGTCTTCTCACGAGAGGGGTTTCGCAAGCAAGCAAGAAGCTTGCCTGCGTCAAAAGGAATGAATTAGATTTCTGACGCTGTTTCGGCATCTGTTGCAAATTCTGCATCGGCAGCCGGCGTCGCAGTTGCTTTGACTTTTGAACCTTCACGTTTTTCTTTTTCAGCTTTCGCTGCGTCAACACGTGCTTGGTTCGCGGCAACTGTTTCGTCAGAAGCGCCGCGTTGCTTTGCTTTGTAAAGAACTGAGTTTGCGTTGATGAGTTCACGTTTGAGTTGCTCATCAGTCATGTCCTCAATTGCAATTCCTGCAAGCATGCCGCGGGGTTTCTTTTCGATTGCGGGGGCTTCGACTTCGATTGTCAGCATTTCGCCAACTTTCATTTTGCGGATGTCTTCGGTGATTTCGATTTCGATGTTGAATTTTCTGGCCATGTCTGTCTCCTTCGACTTTCTTAAAATTTTCGCTGTGTGCGACTATATACATTATACTATATAATTCTATCTTTGTACACCTCTAATATCACGGATGTGTGTTAGGGCTTCAGCATTGGTCTTTTCAAAGATTCAATGCCGCAACATTCACAAATTGTTTAATTTTCTCAACAACTTAACTTTCTCAACAAACTTAACTTTCTCAACCTTTTGACGTAAATTTCAAAAAAGTATTTATAGGCTTACGAAAAAATAAATTTTGAAAAAATTTTCGATTTTGAAAATTTTACGTCAAAAGGTTAAGAAAGTTAAGAAGGTTGAGATTGTTGAGATGTTGAGATAACCGCACCTGATTTGTAAGATTCCAATTAAATAAGTTTGAGATTGGCTTTTTCTGATTATATAAATAATATATGCTTATATATACCTTTCCAGAGGCTCTATAATTATATAATTATAGTAGTTTTGAGTTGTGTACAGGGACTCGTAACATGTTATATACGAGCCCGTAGGTATAGCCCCTAATAATTTATACACCTAATAACACGGACGTGTATCGAGTGTTAAAAGGTTCCTACCTTATAAATGA